GGAGTAGACCCAGATCTCCTGACCCACCAAGGTCTCGATCAAAGGAAGACTCCCGTCCAAGACCGGGATCCTCGTCCCCCCGACGAAGCAGCCTCCCGGGGGATGATCCACCTTCTTCTTGATCAAGTCTCGTTCGAGCGCCCGGAGTTCTTCCATCAGAGGTTCGTACCGGTAGAACTTCAGCCGCCCTTCGTACAACGCCAGCTTCAAGCAGTCGTAGGGTTCCATCGTCCGGTCGACCGACAGGATCTCCGCGTTGAACCCCTTCTGCCCGAACTTCTGGATCGCGTCCGCGCTCTGGTACGAGTCCATCGTGATCGACGCGATACTGAACCCGTGCGTTGACAGGTCGTAGACCAACTGCCGAACGTCCGACAGCATGATCTCGTCTCCGAGGGGAGGAACAACACGAAGGAGAACGTCGACGACGATCACCGGGGCACGCTCCGTGTACTGCCCTCCGCCCTCCATCTTCCGAATGACTTCCACGTACCCCGCAACATGACCCATCGCAAACCCGGTCGCATCCTGAGACAGAGATGAGTCGATGTGGATGTTCCTAGGAGCATTCGGGTGAAGAAGAGGTCGAGGAACAGCCTCGCGCTCTCCCCACGGAGTTCTCTCCTGCCGAATCCCAACAAGGAGATCCCACCGGAAGGAACCCCCTTCTGCCGGGTCGAGTTCCAAACTCGTGAACGGGTGCTCACGGGACTTGTCGATGGCGTCCTCGATCTTGTCCCTGCGGTTGATGAACGGGGAGACCGAAACCGTCGCCACGCCCGCGATGTCCCGAATGCTGTTGTGGACAACAACTCCCGCCGACAACGCGAAGTTGTTCCAGCGTTCGACCGAAACGTCGTATACGTCAGCCCGTCCCGCAGTACGAACTTCAATGACCTTGTGGTTAGAAGCCGCAGGAAAACAGAGCGGGCAAGATTCGTATTCCCCGGAATGACCCCAACGCTTGTGACAGGACCGCCTCCCCCTGTCCCGAAGCACCTCTACCGGAACAAGACTCATGCGCTCCTTGGCCTTCTCGGAGTTATTCCTGCGGGCTTCGGGCGTCTTTGCAGGATTGCTTTCTCCCGCGTTGTTCTTCTTCGTCCACTCGGAAAGAAGGCGAGCGTTCTGAAGACGGGACTCCTTCTGTCGATCCGTTGGATTCTTGGAGCCGAAACCGAATTCACGCCCAATGCGAGAAGCTACTGGACGATGATCGTAGGAGGAACCGAAAACTCGGTGAGCAGCACCCAACGCCGCCTTGCGGTTCTTGTCCGCTTGCTCCGGATTCTGCTCACACCACCTACGTCGGGCCTCTGCTGCCTTCGCCTTCACGTCAGGACGAACAAGAACCAACCCCAACTTCTTGTGCAGATCGTAGTGATCTTCCTTCAGTAGCACTTCCAGATTCAGAGGCTCGTTGTTCTTGGGGTTGCAATCCTTGTGATGCACCACCTTTTCAGGTGGAATCCTCAACCCCTCACAGAAGAACTCGCGAGCAACGAACGAATGCGTGTGGATCCAACGACCGCCAACGTTGGACTTGAGCATCTCGTACCCGTACCGATCCGTTCTTCGGTACAGCGGCATTAGGCTATCAGCAGGTCGCAGTTCGTCGGCTCTCCGGTACATCCCATCACGCAGCATGAAGGGGTGGTTGGGCGTACAACAAACAGACTCCCCGGAATCCAGAACGACCTCGACTACGGGAACATCCCGGTGCGTCAACCGCGCATCGTAACCCCTACCCGGCTTGAAGTACCCGTCAGGAGTGAACGAGTAGGTCCAGAACTCGTCCCTCCCCACGAGGTCTTCGATGGCAACCTCAGTACCATCCAGAAGCGGAATCTTCGTCCCTGCTACCAAACACCCTTCGAGGTCGCTGTCGAAGTCAGGACGGAAGTCCTCTGGAACGTCTACTAGCACCACGTCATCGGGAAGTGCCCCTCGCAGTGCCGTGATGTCTTCGCCATCAGCAACAACACGGGAAGGCGTCTTCTCGTTCCCGCATAGAACCCAGAACCTCTTGGCGCTGTAGTACTCCTCCGGACGCACATCCCAGAGAGCGTAGTCTCGACAGAACACGGTGGAGTCGCCCTTCGATCCCTTCACCTTCCGATCCGTGAAGTCGTCCTTCCGATTCTTCGAGGACACAATGAACAACATGCCGGGAATCCGACCGAAGCGGTTGAAACGCGACTTCATACGCCGCTGGATCGCGGCGTACAGAGTCTCGGCACGGTCGGTGTTCCCGAAATGCTTCTGGAACGCCTTCTGCCGTGTCTTCTGCGGCATAAAGTTGGTGTTATGTACCAGAACGTCATTCGCTACGAAGCACTCGTAGCCGGGGACACAGATGTCGTAGGTAGGCTGCACACCCAACGACCTCTTGGACACGACGCGGGCCACAGAAAGCGTTCGTCCCAGACCTCGTAGACCCAACCTCGCTCCTCGCAGAATGCGCGAGCGGCTCCCATCTTCGCTCGTTCCTTCGCGTTGTAGGTGAAGCCTCTTGGCTTCACTTCGATGACCTTCTGGGATCCGTCCGTCAACCACACTCGGAAGTCTGGAAGAGTCCACCGGGACTTCCCGTCCCGCTGATAGGGCACAGCCAACGTCTCGTACTCGACTCGTTCCACCTTTGGATCGGCCTCCAGAAGTTCCACCGCCCGAAGTTCCCACAGGCTCCGAAATCCGATCCGCCCTCCCTTCGTAGTCTGGACGTACCCCTTGTACCGAAAGTCGCCCTTCCGTCTGTTCCACACGCTGGAACGCGAGATCTTCTTCTTCGACGCCTCGGTATGCCGAAACACCCGTGTCCTGTTCCTCTCTGCAAGCGCCTTCTTGAACTCCTCCGCGTGGACTTTCTTCCCCCTGCAAGCCTCGGACATCTTCCGACGCGCTTCGACTGTGTGTTTCCTGCCCTTGTTCGCTCTGGAGATTCTCTGCTTGGCTTCGTCCGACAGGCGCTTCCCGAACATCGGGTTCTTCTTCCCGCGCATCGGTGGAGGAGGTTTCAACCGTCCTTCCGCCGCCCGACGCTTCGCAGACTCGCTCATCCGCCTTCGCGTCTCCTTGGAGAACACCCGTCCCCGCATCGCTCTTGCGATCTTCTGTCGCGTCTCCGCACTCTGCTTCCGCCTCTTCCTTCCCAAAGCAAACCACCTCGTCTCCGGGAAGTATATCACGGAATAGGACGAACTCGTACTGCTCGGAACGTCTAACCGCGATAGGGTGATTCCACGAAGCACGCAGAACGGAACTGTTGCTCAAGACCAGTTCCAGCACTTCTTGATCCGATGCTCGCTTCATCGTCGCGGAAGCCACGACCCTCTTCCCCAACGAAAAGTCGAACGTCGTGATGTCGAACTGCCGCCCTACCGGGATGTTCCGAACGAGAACCTCAGTCCCGTCCCCCATCAAAACCCGTGCATCCTCGGGAAGGCACTCGTCCAGCACGCCACCAAAGACGTTCAACCCAAGAACAGAGGTGTCCGTCGAGGCCCGAGGAGCAACCCAGACCGAGTTCGGAAACCGCATCTCCTTCTTCGTGATCTCGAACGGGAACTTCTCCTTGAAGTAGGGACTGGCCTGCAACTTCCCCGTGATGTTCTCGTACACAACCTTGGTCGCCAACTGCTCGTTGACCGAGAGCATGACCAACGAGATGTTCGACCCCGGGGCAAGTCCGAACGTCTCCTGCGGACTTCGCAGGCAGGACAACTCGTAGAGGATGCGGCAGACCCCGATGGACGCAAGAAACGTGTTATGAACGATGATCCCGTTCCCAACAAAGCTGTGCGTACCGGGTACAGAGAGGTCGCCTACCTGATGCTCCCCTGCATCCGCAAGCGACTTTACCCTCTCCCAGAAGATGTCCGAGGAAGCAAGCCAAGCGTACTTCCCTCGGTAAGAGTACTGCGCGCACAAACGCTCAAACCTCTGGCGGCTGAGACGCTGATCCTTCGGACAACCGAACTCCCGTAGAAGACGTGCCCCTCGACTTCCCAACTCTTTCCGGATCTCACGAAGCTCCTGTAGACCCACAGGAACAACATCTACGTTCGGGTTCGACTTGATCTCCCGGCAGACCTTCTCCAGTTCAACGCAGGATTCTTCCTTAGTAAAAACAGGTCCCACCTCTTGAACGAACCGTAGTAAGTTGTCCACCCCGGTAACCGTCAGGCACCAAGCGTCGAACTCTCGTTTCTCCCCATCCTCGGTTCGGTAGGACTTCTTCTTGTGGTACTTCCGAGAAAACACCCCAAGACGAAGAAGAAGGAAACGGAGATCATCGATCAGACCCTCCGAGGCTAGAGTCACCTCCGCCTTCTGAGGCTTGTTCACGTACACCGATCCATCACAAGACCAGAACCGGTTCAAGAACAACGCTACCTGTTCCCGGCTGAGACCGTAGAACTCGGCAGGCAACCTCTTATCCCGGGACGGAACATCGAGATCGTAGTCCCACACTGCCCACCGTACACCACAAGCACGAAGGGTCGTTGCCTTACCAGAGTTCCCATCTTCGACTTTCGTAACCCCCGGACGAACATGCTGATGACACTTGTCGTACCGAGAGGCATCACCTAGGCGACCAACCAGATTGGCGAACTCGGACAGGATCTCTGGTGCCTCGTTCGTAAACGTTGTTGGTCCTGTACAACCTCCGTCGGCCAGAAGATACGCTACCAACTTCACTACGTCGTCTGAAACGTTCGCTGTGGTGACCGGCTCCGGAACAGACCTCGGGGTTGCCACAAGATCATCGAGCCGAACCTGCTCCGCAGGAACCCAACCACGTCCTGTGAGAACAGGGTGGTCTCGGCTGAGAATGATCTTCTGACCTCCATCCAGATCGATCTGAATACACAGCTTCCTTCCAGACAGAGTTGCCGTGGCAAAACGGCCATGCACCCTACCGTGGCCATCCACAGAAGGAACCGACAACGGTCCCCCCGACTCGATGGACTGCTTCACGGTTTCCCGGCGACCCTCTCCCACGTTGAAGATCTCGGTGCCAAGGTGAACGCACTTGCCCCAACCGATGGCTCCCGTGAACACCGCCTCGTGGTACGTCCCATCGAACAACTCGATGAGGTCTTCGAGTAGCCGAGGAAAGAGCGACGAACAGGTGTTCCCGAGGTAGTAGGGGTCGTTGACGAACTGCTCGATGCTGACCGGCTCCTGCTCGTACTCCAACTCAGCCATCGCCGACGGGATGGAGGCAGCCGCTTCCGGGTTCGAAAGAAGGGCCTGAAGCGCCGCCTGTTCGTCCGGAGTCAGGGACGACAGTTCCTTCTCCAACAGCTTGCGGGCTTCATCCGCAGTACGAATGCTGCGAGACCGTCCGTCCTTCTCGACGATCATACGTGCTCCGCCTCAGACGTAGGATCCGCCTTCGTGGTGTCCGGGGAAACAGGCGAAGCAGGGCCGCTTTCCGCAGGAAGCACCGGCTCTGCATCGATCACCTTCGGAGCAAGCGTCGAAAGACGTTCCATGATCCCAAGCAGCTTCCTACGCGAGTCGGGGTTCCCCATCACCTCCGAGACCTTCACTCCGAACCGATGCTCGATGTCCGCCACGACCCTCGTGTTCACGTCCATGCGCCCGATGTGGCGTTCATCCAGACCGAGGTCCATCTTCAACTGCGCCGACGTTTCGAGGATCTCCCTCGCGAGTGCGATCTCCTTCGGCATCGTGGAGAACAGCTTCTTGATCTTCCTCTCCGTGGCCGCATCGATGGCGATCCGTCCCATCTGCATCGCGTACAGCTTCGACAGTTCATCCAACTCGTCGATGCCAGTACGTACCTCTTGGGCCTTCTCGTGGAAGAACTCAGGCATCGTGCCCTTCAAGATCGTGCCCGAAGGGAGAGACCGGCGGAAGTCGGAGATCAGGGAAAGAAGACTGTCCTCCGTGACCTCCGTGTACTCGTTGTGGTCCTTCTGGATGAACCGGGCGATCTCACGCAGAGGATGACCCGCGATGACCTTCTGGAAAACCTCGTTGAAGCACCCGAGCGAACGAAGTCGAGTAAACCGCCGGGTAGCAGTCTCACGGCTGGTCAGACGAATCCGAGACTGGCGTGGCTTTCGAGTCACGGGGCTTCCTCTCTCGCCGAACGCGACCAATCCGTTCGGCAACACCTCTCAACAATACCAGCTTGTACGCTTGTTGCCAATCAACGACGGCCTTTCCCTTCCACAACCGGATGGGAACGCCAATCGCACGATCATCGATGTAGAAGTCCGCAAGCACCTTCCCACGCTCGCCGACAACAAGCTGATCGAACGGAACACCGCTTGCCATCAACGCAGTGGCGATCTTGTTCCTCTGGTCAAGGACCTCGGACTCCGTGTACCGGCTAGCGTTCAACCGGCAGGTCCAGATCAGGATCATGTGCCCGGCCTTCTTCAGCTTGCGGATGGCTACATCCGCACCGGGAACCAACGGACCAAACTCCTCCTCCATCTTCGGGTCGTACCAGAAGATGGTGTTGTCGAGGTCGATAGCCAAGTGCATCAGGACGTACTCCGCGAGGGACCGTCCGGTCCCCTCTTGACCGACGGTCGAACCGCAGGGAAAGAGCGAAGACCGAGGAAAGTCACCCGCTTCTCCGAAGCACAGGTCCCACAGTAGGTCACGGTCAACCCATCAGCAAAGCCCGCAACCGAAGTCCGGTGACCTGTACGAACCACATGCACGAATCGGTGGAGAGCACCGATGAATCGCAGCCACAGACCCATCGAGTTGCAGGTCATGTAGATGAAGTCATCCTGAGACAAGGATCATCCTCCCCAGACGTGCTTCATCTCCTTCGCCACATCCTCAATCCACTCTTCCTTCTTCAGAACCGAACGAACCCGGTCCATGCCTGCTTCTACGTCGTCCTTCAACTGCGCTGGCGCGATTCCAGAATCCGCAATGTACACCTCTTTGCTCATCGCCTCGGCCTTGGCAAGGGCCGCGTCTAGGTCCTTTCCGACCCCGAGGTACATGCTCCATCGCTTGTCGAGCACGTCACAGGGAAGAGCCAACCAACGACCTTCCGAGTTTCTGGTCGGCCACTCCACGAAGAACCCGGAGTCCTTCCGTAGAACAGGAATGCCATCTGGAGTCGTGATCTCGTGAACCGTCTCCCCGTGAACAATCGAGTTCACAAGAGCCACGACCTTCCCATTCAACCCGGACTCGTAGGGATTGACCTTTCCTCCGGTCGCTACCGCTTGAAGAACCTCACCGAGATCAGGAGCCGCAAAGCAGGCGAACTCGGTCATGCCCTTTCCCCATCGGGGCGTGAACTCGATGGGACGGAACGTGCGACCAACAAGGATACCGTTCAGGTCGATAAGACCACGGAAACCTGCTTCTCGGAGAACAGTCTCGATCTTCGGTTGATCGACCAACGCCGACCCGTCTACCCGCATGTCGTAGACGAACCCGTGTCTCGATTCGTACCCAAGCCGAAGACCACCGACGAAGGTCTCTCCGTTGAACCAACCCGTGACGCCGACCTCCACCCCTTCAAGGAAGTCCTGCAAGTAGAAGCGAAGACGATTCCCGGCGTACCACAGCTTGGAAGCAATAGCCTTTGCCTCCCCGATCAGATCTCCGCCATCAGGATCCCTACCGACGTAGGTCTCCGCCACCTCACGGAACGTCTGATCCAACTTCAACACGTACCGAGCGGGGTTTTTCACCACGTACTTCACGAGGGAATCGATGCTGTCGAAGGACCTCGAAGACGGTGGGTTCATGCCCATCTTCTTGAAGATCTCGAATCCGAACTCTCGGTTCAGTTCAAGCGCAGCACCCCACGATCCGGGTCCTGCCACAGGTACACCGCGCTTTCGGATGAAATCCACAACCGGACCACGATGCTCTGAACCGGATACGGTCACCACATCGGCCCAGTCTACCCAGTTCGTCCATCCCTCCTGATCAACGCGGATTCGGTCCATCCCCACGCACAAGAAACTCGAAAGGACCTCCTGCGCTCGCGGTCCCCAGATCGGAGAGTACACAACGTCGTGGCCGTCATGAGCTAGACGCGAGGCAACAGTCGCGCCAAACATGATGATGGGATCGATGACCAGAACCTTCACGTCTCCTCCTTCTTCCCGTAGTCCCGTTGAATGGGAAGCAGGGTAACAGCGCACAGGCGAGACAGAAGATAGAGCACACGGAAGTAGACCGAAGGCACAGCCAGAATGTGGATGGCATCGATCACCGCCCCGCCATCGATCACCGGACCAGAACCACGACCAACAAGTCGGTAGGGCACACGGTTCTCGTTCAGAACAGTCTCGAATCGATCAGGAGAAACGCGAGAAGACGGTACGACGACGACGCAGTGCTCATCAAACGCTACTTGGTTGAGCGTTCCACCTTCTCGAAGGGCGTTCGCCCACATTTGGGAGATGGGACTGCTCATGCCGATCCACGTTCTTCCTACTGCTGATCCTCCAGCACGTCGGCAAGAATAGTACACTTGTCCCCGCATACCTTCAACTCGCCGCGAAGCTGGAAGAGGAAGATCTCCGGATCCTGCACGGATTCTGGATCGTTGCCATCGACCGGGTTGTCGTGATCGGGAATCCTCTTGAGCGTGTCTTCGAGTTCTCCGAGCCTATTCCGGATCGATGAGATCTCACGAATCAGCGTCTTCTTCGAAACAGGAAGAGCCATCAGAAGTTCTCCCCAGTAGCATCAGAAGATCCGGAGGAACCAGAGGACTCTTCGTCTTCGGAAGACGGATCCGTTCCGTACCACTTGTGGAAGTCTTCGAGGTTATCGATACCGTAGGTGACCCGGCTGGTCTTCGGATCACCAACCACCAGCCGAACACCAAGCAGGCGTTCCAGCTTGGCGAGGTACAACAACTTCTGCTTCTGGTCTCCCGTCAGGAAGTCGTTCGTCGCGAGGAAGTCGGTGCAGATCAGCGTCAGGTTGTGGCCGGGCTTTTCCGAACCCGAGAGTTCACTGGCCCTCGTGAGTGCAGCATCCACGACCTTCTGCTGTTCCTCGAACAGAGCGAACGTGGTGTAGCTCTTGACCTCCGCCGGAGGCACTTCGGTCTCCACAGTTTCAGGGTCCTTTCCTTCCTCCGCCGCCTTCATCCGATCCGCCTCCAAGTTCTGCAAGTAGACCCGGATGGCGTTGACGAGGGTTTCGTAGTTGGAGTTCTCCGCCCGGTCGAGCCACTCCGCAGCGTTCTGGACCGTAAGCACGCGAACGAGTTCGCGCACCTTCCCAAACCCGAGAGCGATGATCCGCGCACGAATCGCAGGATCCATCCCCGAGAGTTCGACTCCCAACCGATACCAGATCCCGCGAAGCCGCTGCGCCTTCTTCCGGTGAATGCCCAGTTCGTTCTCCACGTACTCGCCGATCTCGGAGAAGTTCCAGATCTGGTAAAGGAACCGCCCAGAAGGGTCCCCCGGACAGGGAACGTCGAAGATCTGGTACAGGCGCTCCGCCAGCCGCATGTAACCGGAGTCGATCTCCGTCGCGAGGGTCTTGGTGTCCTCACGGTACTTCTGGATCTGGTTGTCGGTCCACGCATCCGGGACCGGTTCCACGACCACAGCCGCAGCCGACTCACCCTGATTCGACTTCACCATCTCGGTCTCTCCTTCCACCTTGGTTGAGTGCGTAGACCTTCCGGGCACGCACCTCGATCAGTTCCCCCATCTGCCCCTTCCGGTTCATCAACTCGCCCTCCACGAAAGCGAGAATCCCGGTCTTCACCCGATCTCGACAGATCTCGACCAGCGGACCATAGACGTTGATCTTCGTCCGCGTAGAAATCATCGCGGCACCATCTCGTCTCTCCGAGAACAACTCGAACGAGCATGAAGGACTGCCGGATTTCGTCTCTCCGAAGAGGATCTTTCCGACGTTCCCGGTGAGAAGAACGGTGTTCAACACGAACTCCCCGAACGGATCGCCCGAACAACTTCGCTCTGGGAACAGGCGATCACGGCAGCGAGGCTATCATACACATGCTCATGGAGGCCGCAAGCAATCCCGAGGTCTGCGAGCCGCGCAGGAACATCAGGGAAACGGGTCAGAACGTTCTCCTCGACTTCCTTCTTCGACACCCCCTTCGACTTGGAGAATCCGAAGAGGGAACGACGAACCTCCTGCGGGGAGACCTGAACGATGGGCAGGCTGAACTCCTGCGACAGAGCCGTCAGCACTCCCCACGTCATGGCAACCTTCGCAGCCGCACCCGCGTTCCGAGGAAAACTCATCGACTCGGCGCAGATCACTCGCACACGACTCGGTTCCGTCAGGGCCTTCTTCAACTCCGTGTAGATCTCCCGCGCCCGACGAACGTTGTCATCGGCAGCCATCACGCACCGCTTCGCGTTGGACTTCTCGGTTCGGACAACCCCAATGCCATCCACCCTCCCCTTCAGAACATTCCACGGATCGGCAGGAGTTAGAGTAACCCGGCACCATCCGAGGTTCTGGAACCCCGGATCGATCCCGAACAGAACATCCGACATCAGGACGGCTCCTCGTCTCGAACACGGAACATGTTCTTCATCACCAAGCGGGACATCACCGCGATGGATCCGACGATGCGCGTGCAGTCTTCCTCTGCGATGAGGTTCCCCTCTGCATCACGCAAGAACTTCCGACCGATCTCCTTCTCCACCTCGACAACGAACTCGGCGATCTTCATCGCCAGCCGGTGACCCCAGTGGGACTTGTAGAGGAAGCAGTGCGAACAGATCGGCTCCTCCTTTTCCCCAAACGCCCACTTGGCTTTCGGTTGATGACAGGCGAAGCACTCCCCGTTCAACCTATCCTTCGGAAGAGGCTTCAACTGGTCCGGGTTCAAGAGTAGCGTCTCTGCCATCTCTTCTTCTCCTCGTCACTGATCGGCAAAGAAACCCTCACGCCCCACTCGAAACAGGGTGTAGTCATGGAGCACTTCTTCGCCCGAGGTGCGTTCGGGTTCAGACAGATCCGGTCCATGAGTTCCCCGGTCCCGATCTTCAACCGGATCTCCGCGATCAAGTCCTTCACGGTCTGGATCGTCTCCTCGTCCCTCTCTACAACAAACGACCGAATCGCATCTGTCCCGTTCCCGCCCTTGTTCCAGTACAAGATGTGCCCACGCTTCAAGCCGGAGAGCCAGAAGTAGATCTGCATCTGAACAACGTGCTGTACCTGCGGCGACTCGCGGACCTCGAAGAAACCCCTCGGACTGATGCTCTTGGCCTCGAACAGTTCCAACTCCGAACCGCACTCGAACAGGAGCAAGCCGTCGGTATGACCACCAATCCCGTACTGCTCGCTCCGGAAGTTGAACTCCCGATACAGAAACTCGGACTTCTTGCACTTCTCACAAGCCCCCGGCCTTCTGACCGGGTTCTCTTCGCTCCCGTAGATCTCCCCACAACGAAGGCACAGCCACTTCCCACGAAGCACCCCGATCTCGGGAAGCAGTTCGTTCTGCAACGCCCAGTGGAGTGCCTTACCGTGCAGGAAGATCAACAACAGGTCTGCATCGAGATGCTCCGTCCGAGTCACGTCGTAGAGGTCGCAGAGAAGTTCCTCGCGGGGGCAGACACTAGCGAAGGTCGAAGCACGGAACCAGAAGCCCTCACGCTTGCTGATCGGAGGGGAAACGTCCTTGTGCGACCACCGCTCGATCAGGTCCTTGAGGTCCGTATCCCGAGCCGAGCCAAGAACCTTCGTCCAAAAGTCGGCCATCGCATCCTCCGAACAGCCTTGCGGAGAAGCCGCAACCCATCCTTCACCCGAGAGAGCACCACATCAGCTTGAGCCGGGGAGAACTCGTACTGGCATTCAGGGCACACCCAACGACCGTTTGCCCACCCCATGTCCACTTCGCACGTCGTACATCGGAACACGGCACGCATCTCGGGGTAGTCCAGCCGGAAGGTCACGTCAACCTTGCTCGACAAGACCGACCGACGTCGACGGTCAGGAACGATGTCCCGAGCCTCTACGTCCGTGTCTCGACCAAGCGGCGAAGGCCCTCGAAGATCGACAGCGGAATCGCCACCCAGTCCTTCTCTGCCTTCATTCCGCCCTCGAACGTCATCCCCAAAGCCGGAGAGAGACCTCGCAGAGCGGCTTCTTCCGCGATTCGTTCCAGCCATGCCTTCTTCACCCCAAGCGCCTGCCCCACGGTCATCTTGTGCTCGATGTAGAAGTCGGGCAGACGAACGTCACCTCCAGCCGTCCGTTTGGTCCACTTGGAAACCGGAAGACCACCGGACCGAGCAACACGCTTCCCCCCGAGTTTCTCGGCCCACCGACGCTCGTTCTTCTTCGACCGTCGTGCCTTGTCGTAGTTCGGGTCGAGCCATAGAGGCTGCCTCACACCGCCAGAAGCACCTGCATCAGCGCGTTTCGAACTACCCGCTTGTACTGCGGATCGGTCATCAGCCTCTCCTCGACTTGGGACTTCGTGTCGAACGACTGACCGAGAAGATGCCACGACCCCTCCTTCTTATCCATGAGACCGATGGCCTCCGCTTGCTGAACCATGAACGGTTCGTCGATCACGTCCCCCATCTTCTTTACCGGGGAGTCCACGAAGTTCAGACGGAAAGACCCCTCGATACGGGCTACGTAGGACTTGTTCTTCGTGACCCGGAAGTTCATGTCCGCGTACAGGGGCTTCATCATCCCTGCCTTCTCGTCCTCGCTCCCCTTCTCCGGCTTGTCCATCTTGTACTCGCCGGGAGAGATCCTCGTTTCGGTCGTCGCAGCGAACCCGGGAGACTGCCCCCCGGGCTGCGTTTCCGGGTTGCCAAACATGACACCGATCTTGAACCGGATCTGGTTGATCAGAAGAACCGTAGGACGACGGCCCGCCTTGTTCGCCAACTCGTTCAAGGCCATGCCGATCTTCCGCATCCCCTTCCCAATCATCCGGGGCTGCGCGCCCATCTGATCCTTCGACATCGAGTTCTCGATCTCGGTCATCGGCGTGAGAGTCGCAACGGAATCCATCGCCAGCAGGTCGCACTCTCCGGAACGTAGGATGGCATCCGCGATGTCAATCGCCTGCTCACCGAACTCCGGCTGCGAAAGAAGAAGCCTCTTGGGATCCACTCCCTGACGAACAGCCCACCCCTCATCCCACGACCCCTCGATGTCCACGAACGCGCAGACCGACTCCCGGAAGTTGCCGCACGCACACTTCTCGCCCTCTTCCGTCGGAGGGAGCCAGCAGTTGGAACAGAGTCGTTGCGCGCTCGCGAGTGCCCTCAAGACAACCGTCGTCTTGCCAGACGACTTCGGACCGAAGACGGTGTTGATCCTACCGATGGGGAATCCTCCACCAAGGGCAAGGTCGAACTGGAAGATATCGGTCGGCAGGCGCTTGAACTCTTGAAACCTGAACTCCGAGGCCCGGATGATGATCCCCTTGCCGTGGGACCTCGCCATCGACTTGAGAAGGTCTCCGTTCAGCAACCGTTCAAGACGACCGCCTTCCTGCCCCTGTTCGGGGGCGTTCGACTTCTTGGGCATGACCTTCCTCCTAGAACGGACTGTTGGACCGGTGACTCCGGATCTCCGTCACTTCTCTCTGGATGCGTTCCTTCACCCACTTCTCGGCGTGATCGTAGGCTTCGTCCTTTTCCTCGGTGTAGCACGGTTCCGAAAGATGAACATCCACACGGGCCGACTCGTAGTTGCTGAGGTTCAAGGTCAACCCCAACCCCAACGCGACTTCCGCAGGGGGAACCACGAACACCCGAACTTCCAGCACCTCCTCCTTTTCGGAAGAGTCGATGACTTCACCACCCTTCATGTACTTGCGAGTGACAAGAGCCTTCGCTTCGCGGACGTGCTTCCCCTTGGGATCGGCCATCTCAGAACCTCCTGACATCCATCACAGCAAGACCGAACGTACCATCACAGGCCATTGTAGTCAAGAAATAACCTTGGCCCCCACAACCCCCAACTTGACCCACTCATCCTTCACCGAAGTTGAGAAGCGTTCGAGGTTTCCACCACGAAGAGTCCCACCAAGGGTATCGAGTACGCTCTTGGCGGACTCGATCATCTCCTTGGTGTACAAGCGGTGCCCGTGAGAACGGAGGGAAGTCTCCGGGAACCTGCCCTTCGCCTCCATCTGGGTCACGTACTGGACCGTCCGTTCAAGCGCAAGCGCAAGGTAGCCGACACGGAACAAGACAACGCTCTTCTCTACCCCATCCGAGAACCGAACGAACGAGGGCCTTGGCATCCGGATCCCGTGCGGGCGGAAGGACTGGGAGCCGAGTCTGTTCTGGTCCGACAGGATGGCGCGGATCTTCTCGATCTGCTCCGCTGTGTACAGGCGCATCCCGTTCTTCGCCTTGTACGGAGTCTTCGGAATCCGGCCTGAACGCTCGTACCTGCGGAGAGACTGCACACCACGACCAACCGCCTTCGCCAGAACACCGATGGGGAACAGTACAACAGTCTGCCCGTCGATCTCTCTCTGGACAGGAGCGGTAGAACGCAGCTTGATCTTGACCGCTGCCTTCTCCTTATTCCTCTCCGAGAGAGCCTTCTCTCGCTTCGCCTCGTGGACCCGCTTGTTCCAGTTGCGAATCCGATCTCGATACTCCGAATCCTCGGCGTACCTCTTTCGGCGAGATTCGTTGAAGGTGTTCTTGTTCTTGTCGTACCACTCCTTGAAGTTCCAAACCATGCTACTGCCTCACCATCTTTGTGTACTGGCGATCCCGCTTCTCCGCCATCGACACGCACTGCTGGACTTGCGAATCGATGAAGTCCACCACAACAGGGTTCTTCTTCCCCTCGAAAGGTCGAAGAATCCTGCCAACTGCTTGTTCTACGTCTGCAAGAGGAGTCACGAGGAAGAGCGTGTCCAACGCGGGGATGTCCAAAGCCTCCGTCACGTACTGAACTGTCGCAAGGATCACCCTACACTCGGTAGCCGCGTAGAGGTCATCTTCCGACATACCCCCGACGTGATATCCGATAGACGGAACCGGCCCCTTGTCAGACGGCCACGACTTGATCAGCAAGTCCTGTAGGCGCTTGAGGTGGTTCAGCCGCTCGCTCAAGATGAGAACCTTCCGACCAGACAACACCGCCAAGACAAGCTGCTGGATAATCTGCTTATTCCGGGTCTCGTTCGCGCACATAAAGCGTAGCAAGAGGTTGTGCTTCATCAGCGACGGATTGAACATCGGCGTCCGAACCACACGGAAGGTGGTGTACACGCGCCGGATGGCCGGAGCGAGTCTCCGCTCCTTCCCCGCGAACATGACCGGACCGATGTGGTAACGGAAGACGTTCTCCGCACCATCCTTCCGACGAGGAGTCGCCGAGAGACCGATACGCCAGCGAGAAGAGAACTTCGGAGGCACCCGGCTCCACGTCTGCGCCGCTACACGATGAACCTCGTCGAAGATGATCAGTCCAGGCCAGTCGAAGAACTCCGGGGGGTAGGGGTGCTCAACCAGAGAGTGGACCATCGCGATCACGATGTTCTTCCCTCGGTAGTCGCACACGTTCTGCTGTGCGTAACCCACCGCAGCATTCGGAAGGAACGAACGAACCTTCTTCTCCGGGTTACCGAGAATCCGGTCCCTCCACTGCGTCATCAGGAACTTCTTGTGGACAACGACCAGCGTGGGAACCTGAAGGTGAGCAATCAAAGCACACGCAAAAACCGTCTTCCCCCACCCCGGGGGTGCCTGAACAATCCCGCCGATCTCACCCGAACGAATCTTCTCAGCCACAACCCCCAAAGCCTGTTGTTGTTCGTCCCGAAGCGTAGCAGTGAACGCAACGTTCCCCGGCCAAGTACTCCTATCACCTTCGGAGACGTTGAGAACAACGTCATGGATCCCCGTCTTCTTCGCGAAGAAGAACTGGCGAGCAACGCCGAATCCTCGATTCGGGTCCTCGATGAACAGCGGGATTGGGCGAACATCATCACCGTAGTCGACGGTCTTCCTCGGCATGATGGTGAGAGCACGCCGCAGGGACTCCTTCTGGAGTTCCCCAAGGGACTCCGCCGAGAACCACGCCCATGAATCCACCACTACCCGCATCAGAACAACGTCCGTCCAGCCTTCTCTGCCGCGTCGTTCGCGATCTGTTGAACGACCTCCCCCTCCACAACCTCAAGCCAGTTGTCAGGCAAGCGATCCCGGGGAACCCGTGTCAGCCACGACAAGGCGATCTCCCGGATCACCCCATCGTGTCCGCGAGCAAATACATCAGCCTTGTTCTTCCCCGGGTGCAGCACGACAGATATAACCTCGATCACGGGTTCACCTCGATCCAAGAAGCACACCAGAGGACTGATCTCCCTCACCAACACAGATCAGGAGATACCCTTCTTCTTCTTGAAGAGGTGGGGAGGGTGCATCAGAAACGTCCCTCCACGGAAGAAGACACACAGTAAGGCTTGGGCATGGACTCTGAACTCCGTACTCCCCATCCTCCGATCCATCGAGGACGTTGGTCCTCACCTCAGAACAACCCTCGAACGATGCAAGTTCGACCTCCTCAAGAAGACCGAACGAATCAGAAGGCGCGGATCTAAGGACCAAGACCTCCGACAACAACTGGAAGAGGCACGGAAGAAGATGGCCGATATGAACCACCGGGGTCCCTCTCCTTATCGGCTTTCCATCTCGAAGCACTCGTAGCAGGAGAAACGATTCATCCATCACCTCACGCAACCCCCGCGATGCCGTCAAGCTCGGGGAACGAGCCGCCCGTTTCAAAGTGACGGGCGTCACGTACACCGCAGGGTCGCTTCATCCGGCCTCAGAACGGAACTTCCTCGTCCGCCTTCGCCTCGCCATAACCACCGCCGCCACCACTGCCATCTCCGGACTCGATCTTCGACCCCCGGAGCAAAGCCCGCATGTCCGAAGCCTCCATCGGCTTCAGAATCTCCATGTAGTTGAAGGGGACCAGCTTGGGGATCGGATTCCCATCCGATCCCACGGCGATCTGGAAGGTCCGCATCAGGGCCTTGAGGCTGTCGGGATTCGATGCCGCCTTCTCCCAGAGTTCGGTCAGCTTCTTCCCCTTGTAGTTCACGAGGGGGAACAGCTTCCCCGGGTCACCCACGTTGCGCTTGAAGTCGCACATGTCACCGATGGACGGGGCCTTGGCTCCGACACGGGACAGGCGGAATATCTTCCCCACGAGAGCACCGTGGTTCTCCTTGATCTTCTTCAGGCGCTTGATGGAGTCCAACTTCGCTCCCAAGAGTTTCAGTTCGAACTGGTGCTTGTTGCCCTTCTTGTCGACGTACTCCGAACAGTCGACGACGGTGTAGTACCCGACGTAGTACCGGGTCTTGATCCCGAGGATCTCGCAGCACGGGATGGACTCGCCCTTGTCCAACACCCCCTGCAAGCAGGTCATCCAGTTCTGCCACGACCCGTTCATCTGCGGGTTGTGCTCGTGGATGCAGCCACTAATGTTGCGAACGTGCCGCTTCCGCACGCTCTCTTCCGGTCGCCCGGAAGGTCGGACTATATCACGATCCGTAGTGCCGTTCTTTGTGGCAGGTCGGACAGAGCGATTCGAGATTGGACGGATCGTTGTTCCAACGATCTCCGTCCTTGTGGTGGATCTCAAGCACTTCTCGGATTCGGTCATACCCGCATGACTCGCACTTGAAGCCTGCTCTCTGAAAAGCACGCCATCCATTTCCTGCGTACTTGTTCCGAAACGCCCGCTCCTTGTGCTTCCTTCGGAAGTCCTCATCCGTTCGATACTTCTTCGACCACTTCTCGCGCCGCTCTGCTCGATTTCGCTGATAGCACTCGCGTCCGAGTTCTCGAACCCGCTCACGATGATTCGCTGCCCACCAGCGACCATAGCATCGCGAACAAAGCCCTCGACATCGAACATCGGAGCTACCGCACTCAGCACATCCGGACCCCGCGCTTTTCGAGGCCGCTCGGCCCCTACTCCCTTTCGGGATAGTCTCTGCACGTTCCACGAAGACCTCCCATCGAGGATCATGTTACTAGACACCTTGCTGGAGTCAAGCAACAACATCGTGGCTTCGCTCAGGATTGTCTCGCCGGGTCGAGCAAGGCCCGTCGAGAGATTCCCTGAGTTAGCGCGGTTCTTCAACACGAGTTACCTCGTGAGGCCGCTCTGCTCGAACGGCTCATCGTCCACGAACACGATGTCTCGTTCCGCACCCTTCGGAAGCCAGAAGCGGCGCGGACCGCTCATCTGGCTGATCCTCTCGTCCTCCCTCGCCGTCCCGTCGTACCCAGTCTCGTACCAGCTACCCATGTTCTCCTCCTTGGTTTCCTAGAAGTCGTACCCGTCCTTGGTACTCTTCTCGCCGTCGGGCCTCTTCACACCCTTCGGCTCCTCCGATGTCTTGGTTTTTTCCTCAGATCCTTGGGTTGGTTGTGCTGCGTGTTCTCCTTCCTTCTCCTCATCCGGAGCCGGGCCTCCACCACCCGGGTCAGCAATCTCCGAGAGGAGGTTGTTCACCTCTTCGTTGCACTTGGAACACAGGTCATCGAACTGAATCACCGGACGGTCGTCCAGCCGAAGCAGGTACGCAGGACCTTTCCTGTTCTCCGTGATCGGGTCCAACGGGAAGTCCCGCCCACACCGATCACACGTCACTCGAACAATCTTGGTCTCTCTCATCCGTCACTCCACTCCAACGGAATAACAGGTCGAACGCTCGTTGTCAAGACTGGGAAGACGTGGACCCAGAAACTCCAAGTCAAGGTCGTCAGGGTCCGATCCTTCCGGGGGACGAACGCAGTGGACAGGCATCCGTGGTGACATCGCCGCGTGGATCTGCTGCTCCGTCTCCTCCCCTGCCGGGTCCCCATCTGTCAACGTTGTCAGTTGCGAGAACCACCGCACCATCTTCTCGATCTGGATGACCGAGAGGTACGACCCAATCATCGCAACGATGTTCCGGTAGCCCAACTGCCACAGCCACATCACATCGAAGAACCCCTCCACCAGAATGCCGTGGGCCTTGCCGTCCGAACGCCGCTCGACCTTGTGTTCACCGAACAAGTACCAGTCCCGCTTGAAGTCGTCTCCGTGCAGGAACTTCGGCGGCGGTCGCCAGTCGCACAGAGGACACCGGCCCTTCTTGGCGAGAGACGAACCGCACTTCGGACACACCTCGTACTCGCGGATGTCTCTCCCCGTAAGACCAACCAACTGCCCGCGCATGTCACGAACAGGAATGACAACTCGGTGCGCCTGTTCATGCCATCCCAGTTCCCACTCCTCGATGGTCTGATCCGTCAGAGCGCGGCCCTTGGGACGTGGACCACGGAGGTAGTCTAGAGCCTCCGGAGAGAACCGACCCCGGAAACGTTCGAGCAACTCTTCCGGAAGAACAGCAGGCTTCGACTGCTCCAAGAGATCCAACGCCGTGCGGTCCACCGTGGACCGAGGAAGGAAAATCCCACCGATCTCCACCGGAGGTCTCGGCGAGTACGAAACAGCAGCAATCCGTTCCCGAAGCCGACTCAGGTTCACCTTCTCCCCGCGCATGATCAACGCACGGAGATCCGGGAACTCCACTCCCATCTCCCTCTCGTACTTCCAGATGAGGGTCTGCAACGATCCCTTGACCCCGCACGACAAGCACCGAAAGTGACTAGATCCGTCAGGCTCGATCTTCACAGCGAAGGACGGGTTGGTGTCGTGACCTCCTCCGTGCTTCCACGGAGCAAACGGGCAGGAAGCACGAATCCATCCCTTCGGAGAGATCTGCCCGACCTTCAGACACCCTAGCAGGGACAACAGAGACCGAACGTCACCCTCGTTCATTTCTCATCCACCACACGCCTCAGCGTTCGAAGAGGCACAACAAACTTCGTTCCATCCATCACAACCAACCCGTTCCCGTTCCGTCCTCTAGGCCAGCTCTTCTCGCGAACGACCACCTTCCCCCGCAGAACGGACCCGCGTGCTACGCATCTGTACCTCACGGGTTCCCCACGTACTTGATGAAGCAGAAGAGAACGTAGCTCACGCAGCTACTCGCCCCACCATGAAACGACGCCACAACCGTCTGCTCGAACGAGTCCGCAAGCCCAACCGGCGGAGCCTCCTTTCGGGCCACGAACCAGAAGAATGTTGCTACCCCGGCCCAGAACCCAGAGCACTGAGCGCATCCGAGCAACTTCGGCCACACCTCACGCACAGGCTTCAACGCATCGTTGCACGTCAGGATCAGTACAAACCCGACGCAGCCGAGAAACGGGAGCCAGTGCAACACGCCTACTTGAACCTCTTCTGGATCTCTGCGGCCAGTCTGATCGCCTCAGACTTCCGAAGGCAGATCTTCACCCCATCATCCAACAGCATCACGCTGTCTCGTCGGAACTCCGCCTCCGGGCAACAAGACTTGTTGCACAGGAGAACACGCTCGAACTCCCGCCTCTTCTTCTGATCGGTCTTCATCAGCACTCACTCGACTTTCTCCGGTCTTCCGGATTCACGTTCTGAGCGGATCCCTTCTCGTCTCCGGACTTCTCTCCCTTGAAGACCTTCTTGAACAAGGCATCGAACTGGAGAGCCTTCCGACGGCCTTCCTTTCGATGCACCTGCTCCCTCTTCATTCCCTCGGGGGTCAGAGGAAACTCCTTCGCGTCATCCTTCTCTGCCCCCTTTCGGAGGTAGCCGTACTCGACCAGTCGGTGCCTAGCAATCTCAAACGCCGCAGAGAACTTCCCTTTCTGACCACGACCACGCACGCCCCTCGTGTTGAAGATCGCCAAGGTCATGTGCTTCAGGATGTCCGGGACACTCGACAGGTCAATCATGCGTCACCTCAGAAGGGAACGTCTTCCTGATTCGGATCCTTCGGTGGCGTCTTCCCATCGCCAGCCGCCGGAGGCGTACCCGTATCGAAGTCATCCGCTGCGGCAACCGAAGGCGACTGCCCTGCCATCGCCAGAACAGGGTCCATCATCGACTGCGATCCGGGCTTCGGGATCTCCGAGAAGTTACCCTCATCGATTCGCCAGTTGATCTCGAACGGCTCCCCGTTCTCACCCTCGCGGAACTTCAACGGAGAGATCCGCATCCTCTTGTCGCGCTTCTGCTCATCCGTCTGGTCCAAGGCAAAGATCATGTCTCCGTTCCATCCGGCGACATCGGTCATCGCGATGTTCTCGGTTTTCACGGTCTTCGCCTTGTTCGCCTTCACATCGCGGTTGAACTGCATCGAAACAACAATGGGCAGGTTCTTGCGAATCGCGACACGCTTCAGTTCGTTGAAAACCTCAGATGCCCTCTCGAAGCGGTCCTTGCCCGGCATCTTCAAGAGGTACGCACCGTCGAGGATCGCTAGATCAGGAGCGCACTCATCGATGGCTGCTTCGAACGATTCGATTCGGAAGTCGAAGTTGCCTCCGACGGAGTACAACCCCTCCATTCCCTGAACCTCAGCAACACTCTCGACCAGACGCTTCTCGGCAAAGACGCCGAGCGTGCCCTTGCGAAGGTCCCGGTACGAAAGGTTGAGATGCCTAGACAACCAACGCGAGGCGATCTTCAAGACGGACATCTCGGTCGTGCCGAACAGCACTCGCTTCTTCTTAACCGCCCATGCATGCTGCATGAGCAAGATCAGCGTCCACGTCTTTCCGATGCCGAGACGGGCAACGAACAGGACGAGATCCTGCGGCCAGAACCCGAGCGTCAGGTCGTTGATCGTCGGCCACGGAGTCAAGACGCCGGTCTCACCGGCCTTGATCTTCTCGTAGAGGGCCAGAACCTCCGGAGCCATCGAAGGAAGACTGACCACCTTCGAAGGAACTGCCTGCTCTTGACGGATCTCCCGGAGTTCTTCTTCGTAGGCGCGATACGCTTCGACCGGCTTCGTGTCTTCCAACAGACCGGTCACTCGAAGAACAGCCTTCTGTAGTCGAGCGTGCAGCTTGCGGTTCAGGATCTCGTCGATGAAGAACTCGGCAGGCGCAGGGGCAGGATCGAGGTGAATCCCTGTCCGACCTTCAACAACACTCGCGTCCGGTACGCTTCCGTACTTCCCGTAGTAGTCGAGAACGAAGTCGAGGGCCTTCCGACCTTCTCCGGCTACGAACTCGGGGGAAGCCCCTTTCTCCTTCATCCTTCGGAGAGCAACCGGCCCCCCGAAGACGAGGGAGGACACGAACGCCTTGTCGAGGTCCAACTACCCCTCCGCCCTCATCCTCTCCCCAGAACCACGCTCTCCAAGGCTTTCTCTTGGTTCTGACGAAGATCCGGACCATCCATCACGAACACCGCCAAGGTCCCACGGGTCGAATTCATGAACGAACGAAACTCCTGCCAGAGGAGATTCTTTCCCATCTGGGTCGTCACAACCGTCATCTTCTTCCGAACACCGCGACCGGCAACCAACTCCTCGATTGCTCGCGCACCAAAGAACGGATCCTTCGCGTCATCGGAACGAAGCCCATCGAGAACCAACACGTCCACCTCACGGCAACGTTCCAAGACCGACATGTCCTCGTCGAACTCGATGCGACTGCGGACCGCCTCACGAAGATCCCAGACCGTGATGAAGAACGCAGAGTACCCTCGGCAACGCGCTTCCTTCGCTACCAACGCCGCTACACCGGTCTTTCCGATCCCCGGAGCACCGGAAACCAGAAGACCATGCCCGTGCGTGACGTGAAGGTCGATGTTCTGTAGGAACCGTTCGACAACAGGACGAACCAACTCAGATACGAACTGAACCTTGGACCGCCACATGTTCTCCGGGAGGTTCATGTGCTCCAAGTCCGCTACAGTTAGCTTCCTACGAAGAGGAACGCTCCCTACCGGGCCTGCTTCGCCTGATCGTACCTCCACACCAACTCCGACGGAGGACTCTTGCCGGGGTTCTCCTTGAACCACCGCTTCCACTCCTGCTCCACGCTCTCCGTCCCCCGGCTCTCGTTCCACTTCTGCGCCTCCAAAGACAGGGAACTGAAAAACCTCACTGCGAAACCAAGTCCCGGACACCCATCGTTCTTCTTGAGATACCGAGCCTCGATGTCCTCCCAGTTCCGTACCACATACCGTAGCACAGTCAAGACCAGTTGTCCAGACACTTTGTCAAGGAGGGTACTGATCTGACCCACCTCTCGACCTGTCCACGGAGCGTGCTCGAACGTAGGGTACTTGGCCGTCATTTCGGCCTTCCACAGCGCCTCCGCCTCGGCAATCTTGGCGCACTTGCCTGACAGCACCACGTCCTCCGGTCCTTGCGTTCGTACCTCCGTAGGCGTCTCCCTTGCAGCTACTCTCGCTGCCTCCTTGCGACGACCACGATCCAGCACCTTCTTCAGCTTCTCTGCCTGTACTGCCTTGCCCTTCGCGATTGCCGTTTGCACAGCCGCGTCTACAACCTGAACTCGCACCACCGGAGTCGAAGTAGAAGGGACCGTCCGGTCCTCTCCGCTTGACAATGAAGGCATACCACCTACTTCGGCGGAATCTCCTTTACTCATGTCTTGAGGTATTCCGGCGGTCCCCAACTCACACGAGGGTCCCGTCACGTCAACGTCGTCGACTGACGTTACTTCTTTCCGGACTGAATCTACTAGATCCGGATCTGGATCTACTTTAGGCTTCATTTCTGGGACCTCTGACATGTGTGAGGTCTCATTTTTGGGACCTCTGGTGGGTTCAGAGGTCTCATTTTTGGGACCTCTGATGGGTTCAGAGGTCTCATTTTTGGGACCTCTGATGGGTTCAGAGGTCTCATTTTTGGGACCTCTGGTCCCCTCGGTATCGTTCAGAGGTCTCATTTTTGGGACCTCTGTTCCGTTCAGTTCTTCCCAGTCGTCGTCGTACTTCTTCTTCTCTCGGTCCTCGACCCACTTCTTCACCCTCTCACGAACCTCCAAGGTCATCGGGGCCTGCGAGCGCATGATCGACTTCTCCTCCGGAGAGGCACCGTACCGGAGAAAGAAGTAGGGGAAGTGCAGTACCTCGATAGGGTAGATCTCCTCCGGAGGAACCACCTCTCGGAGCGCCGTTTTTCCGTTCCCTCGTCGAACTACCCTGATTCTCCCTGCCTTCACAAGAGAGGACATCAGTCGGTAGGCAGAAGACCGACTGATGTTGAGCATTTCCGCGATCCTCTCTTCCGAGACGTAGGTCGCCTTCCTACGACCACACCAAGATGCTAAGGAGTGAAGAAATGCCTTCTCTTCGCTGCTTAGTCTTGCGTCGTAGATCAGAGCAAGGTGGTTCTGAACGTAGGGAGGAACAGGGATTTCCTCGTTTCTCTCTTTGTCCTGCGACATCACTCTTCTCCAAGGAACGAGTCGAACCACTTCTCGGCAGCCTCGGCTACTGCATCAGTCAGAGGTATCTCGGATCTCAACATCCGAAGTTCGTCCTCGGTTCTAACCGGTCGGAGGAAGTACTCCGCGCATCGGGAGAGAACCTCGTTGTGTGAAGGACCGGGCGAAGAGAAAGTCACACAGAAACTCGAATCGGTCTTCTTCGTAACCTTCAGCCATCCAACACCGCACAGAGAATCAAGGTGGGCACGAACTTCCTTTTCCAGTAGCCCAAGTTCTTGTGCGATGTCAGCGTACTTGAGGTCTAGCAGTTCCGCCACCCACCCACGAGCCGCTACAGCAAAAAGGACCATCTTGGACCCCATCTCTACCCTGCTGTCGAAGAGGACCGGCAGAGGTACGTGGATGTGGGGGGCAGGTATCAAGGCGCTCATCGCGAGTTTCGCTCCCGGGTCCCACTCGAACCTGACGAACGTAGCACCGTCGGTCTGTTGGAACAAGCGAACCGGTCAGAAGAGCACTTGGCCCGAGCCATCGCCGCCGTTCGGCATCGAGATCTTCCGCACGTCCGAAGCCTTCTCGTAGGCTCTCGCGAGCGCCTTGATCCTCTTCTCTGCCTGTGCTCCGTAGTGGACGCACACAGCGTAGAAGTCGGGGACCCTCTCGTCAGAACCCATCATCCGCAGTTGCTTCACGGAACACGGGTAACAGTACGGACCGTGCAAGGTGTCCGACGACGGACCTACCCACACCACCTGCCAACGTGTCTGTCCGCATTCGAGGCAGATCTTCCAGTCATCCCACTTGGCAAGAATCGTCCGAAGAACCGTGATCAGCGCCTCATTCGGAATCGTCCACTGCTTGGAAACGTCTTCCCCGGCAAGGTACATGCGCTTGATAGGAACGATCTGGTTGCATCCGGAACATCTGCCTTCACCTGTGAACCGTGGAAACAGCATCACTCACCTGTTCTTGAGGTACTGGAGGAAGCTGGAAGAGATCAGTTGAACCAAGTCCGCCGCGAGCGTCTCGGATCGCACCCTCTTCCAGTGACGCCTGTCTCCGAACATGTAGCCCAGAACGTCGTCTTGGATGAGCGCATCGATCATCACGCCCACGATGTCAACACCGTGCGAGCGCGCGAACCGAACCTCGTCGTGGACGAACCGCACCAAGGCAGCCGAACTCAGCACGCCTGCCTTCGTGGAGTACACAGGCTCTCCGTCGGTCACGACGAACAGGTGCTTGGCATCGGCACCCTGAGCCATCAGGTGCCGAACGCCAAGTCGGATGGCGATGTGCAACGGAGTCGTACCGTGGATCTCGCCAGCACCTCGGTTGGTCAACGACCGAACACGCTTCCCGAACCGGGTCACGTCGATCTGCCCATCGTTGAGCGATTGCCACCCCCACGTCTCGCAGACCACGAACGGAAGAAGCAGCGCCTCTCCAAGAACGCGACACGCCTCCTCCGAAGCCTCCTGCCGAGAAGACATGGAACCGGATCGGTCGATGAGAACCAGACCACGGAACCCGCGCCCGAGTACCTCCTTGCGGAAACACGGCTCGTTGCCGTCGAACGCCACGTTCTGGATCAGGGCCTCGTTGTCCACTTCGGCTCCGGCGTTGTCGAGCATCATCCGAGATCGCCCCATCTGCCGAAGGAACTGCGTCTGCAACCTGCGTACTGCTTCTCGCTCTGAACATGTCAGCGGCTTGTGGTCCGGTTCCGGAAGAGCGTCCCGAACCACGACTTTCGCCATCGCGCCCTTCTGAAGAACTTCTTCAGGTTTCATCTGCTTGAAGAGCACGTCGCGTGCCCAGTCCACGATCTCCTGCATCCGCCGCTCGCTCTTGTCGAGGAAGTCGGCCAGCGTCTTCCCGTCGTGGACAGGAAAGCGAACCGCCTGTTCGACGATGTTTTCCGCGTTCTGCCGATCCTTGTCGCTCAGGAACTTGGAGGTCTTCAGGTCGTCCCGCTTGTCGATCTCCGAGCGCGCCCCGAGCGCGTTGGCGATCTTCAACAACCTCCGGAGGACCTCCGAACGGGCCTTCGGGTCCCGGGTGAACTCGATGTCACCCGTACCCGCAACAGGTCCCAAGGTCTCTTCCTTGTCCGGAGTGCTCTCGTCGCTCGTACCGCTTCCCCACCCGGGGGGTGGTGGTCCGACAAGGGCTGCCAGAATACCGTCATCTGGGGGCGGAATAGGGGCCTTGGAAGCCTTCTCCGCTTCCCGGATGAGGTCGTTGACCAGTTCGGTGATGAGCCACCGGCTCATGACCAGCATGGCCGGGAACCCCCGTCGGCGGACCTTGGACAAGGCTTCTACTAGGGTCGGCTCGAACTTCTTGTACTCCCCGTCCGGAATCGGGACTCCGTAGGACAGGCGAAGGAAGGCATGAATCAGGGTCTTCGGTTGGACACCCTCCATCACGTCGGATTCGGCAATCCACCGCCTGACCAACTCCTGTCGCAGGTGAAACGACCCCGGATAGAGCACCTGCCATAGGGACTCCACGCGGTAGTCTTCCATCGTCTGGACGATTCCCTCGACCAGTGCCCGGACTGAATCCTTCTCCAACTTGACGTTGGTGCTACTCGCGAGGTCCGTTACCTTCCCCGTGTACTCTGTGACGAACCGCTCCTTCGCCTGCGGGTTCGACCGGAACAGGTTGTGCGCCAACTCGTGTTCAGTCAGCAGGTAGGCATCAGGGTTGTTGAACGGAACTTGGATCTCTCGACCGTCCGTACACGGGAGAGGTCCATCCTTCACCCACAGTCGCTTCCGCAACATGCCCGAGAAGATCTCGACGGCCTTGTAGATGGAGGTCTTGCGCTCCGCCAGTTCCCGGCCATCTTCTGTGGTGAGCGGGGGCCTTTCCTGCATGGACCTCAGCCGACGTTGGAAGATAGACCGCTTGACCTTCGCCACAGCGGCCTCCTACGGCTTCGTGAAGTCGATTCCGAAGATGGACCGGATACGCGCATCGATGGTTGTTCGATCCGCGTCCTCGAACTTTCCCCGAGCGATCCACAGGGCCTTCTTCCGGCCCACGAAGGCGATGTCTTCGAGGATCTGGATCACGTCACGAGTGGACAAGGCGTACTCCAAGGCGTTGCCTGCCCGACTCTCTTTCGCGAGAAGAAGAACCTGTTCCACGTCGTTCGGTACGACCTGCACACCCGCAGCGGACAGAACCGTCAGAACGATCTTCCGCTCCGCGTCCTGACTCGGGTAGTTCAGGGCGACGATCCGGAACCGGGACTTGAGGTCTTCGTTCAGTGCGTACACGCCTCCGTAGACGGAGGTGTTCATCGTGCCCACGACCCACAGCTTGGTTCCGGGAGTCAGTCGAAAGACCCTCTTGCACTCGGGGATCTCGATCCGCTGTCGGAAGTCGGTTACAGGGTTGAAGACCTTCTGCAACTGCGGGGTGAGTGCGTTGATCTCTTCGAGACAGAGGACGCACTGACCGCATTCGTTTGCGATCTCGAACGCAGTCGGAACCGGACCGAGGATGAAGGGAGTCTCCTTCCCACGAAGAACGAACGTGCCCAACAGGTTCGTTCTCCGCAGGTCTTCCGAACAGTCGCATGTCACGACCGGGCACCCCTTGGACTTCGCGAATGCCAAGACGGCCAGCGACTTGCCCACGCCTTTTGGTCCGCTGAGAATCACGTTGGCCTTGAACGCGATGGCATCGAAGAGTGGAAGTAGACCGAACACGTCTTCGAACACGACGGACTTGGGCTGGAACTCGGACGATGGAAGGCGCTCGATCTCCATGAGGAGGCTCCCTTCATCCCCTCCCGGGGAGATGGTGGCGTTCTACTCGGTCAGCAGGTCGAAGGCTTCGGGCGCGTCCACGCGCAGCGCGAACGTGACCTTCTTGCAGGCGTCGACTTCTTCCTGCGTCAGCACGCCGGTCTGCACGAGGTACTCGATCTTGGAAGGCGAGGGAACGAGTTCCTTCACCTCGTCGAACGCCTTCACCACCGGGATCTCCTTCTTCTTGAGCAGGGCGATCAGCGGCTTGATCTCCGGCAGCTTGCCCTCGCGGCGCTCGCGGATGACCTTGAACCCGGACTCCTTGTCCTCGATCATCTGCCCGCCCTTCTCGGTCGGCGTGCCCTGCGACTCGGCGTCGTCCAGCAAGGACTGACGCAGGTTGGCCTTGCGCCCTTCCTTGGAGGTCAGCACCTTCTCCGCCACGTCGAGTGTCTTCCAGATCGCGGCGCGCTCGACGAAGCCGAGGTTCAGGAGGTTCTCCTTGAACACGGCCTTGTCGTTGATGAAGTCGCGGGCAAAGTCGACGTACTTCTGGATGTTCATGATCGGCTCCTTTCGTCCGCCAACTCCGTCGGGACGCCCGAAGGACCGTGGCGGATCTCCCATCTCGGATCCGAACGTACCACAAACAGGCTGACTTGTCAAGGACCTTGTTCTGGGTCCTCAACCTTCTCTCGGAAGTAGTGACACCGGGACTCGATGCTCTTCGGCCAGTAGCAGGGGTGGCCTTCGTTTTCTGGCGCTCGACAAGCACCACGACCACCAGCGTCCGCAAGTTCCTTCGGGTAGTTTTCAGGGAACTCTCCGAGGAACGCGCAGCCGCCTCGTGGAATCCTCGGGAGCATTTCGGTCAGCACCTTCTCCGAAAGCGAACCAACACACAGACCACGATTCTTCGCGATCTTGTCCAACTCCTCGTAGATCTCTGTTGGCAGGTAGAGACAAACCTTCATCACAGGCTTTCTGGAGAACTTCCTTCTCATCCATCTACGGAGGCTTCGGAACACCGTCACGCTCCTTCATCTGTAGAACATCACGTTGGATGCTTTGCGTCAGTTCACAGAACGGTGAAAACGCGCAAAGCGAACACTCCGGCACGTTCATCTTTTCCTGACAGGCAGTGGCCTTCAGAATGCGTACACGTAGGTCGTGCTCCGGAGTCCCGGGTCGAAGACCTTCAAGCACCTCTACCCGGTAGAGGATCTCATCCAGCTTGCTTGGCAACAGATCGACCCGTGTCGGCTGCGGCTCGAATCTCGGCCAGTGCCAGTTCTGGACTGTCAACTGCCCGAGCGAAGCACGCGAGGTGCAGGTCTCCCCACGTCTTGCCCAACCGAACGTCTTCTTCTCCGACGACTGTTCCCTTGATGATCCGAACGATGTGATCTCCACGCTGAAGTGGTTTGCCGCAACCGGCGCATCGCAAATGCATCAGTTCTCCTCCATCAGTAGAGGAGAATATCACACACCAACGTCATTGTCCACAAGGGTCGGACTCGTTTCTTCCTAGGTCAGGTTTGTTCGTCGAGGATGTCGATGACCACCTCGTTCACTCGCTCGCGTCCGTAGGTGTTCTGCAACTGCACGAACTCCGCCTCGATGGCCTGTCGATCTTCTGCGGTCAGACCTTCTTCCTCGTCCTCGACATCGGGAAGGGAATCAGGGTCCGTGATGTAGTGATCGACGAGGTACGCTTCGTCCGGGCGTTCTCCTCCGCTGCGAGCACCTCGTCGTTCCACGACATCCTCGTCGAACTCTTCAACGAAGGGATCGCCGCGTCCGAACCCCCACGACTCCACAGGCTCGCGAAAGGGCATAGTCGTCTGCTGCGAACCTCCCCACATCGGCTGCCGCTTCCACTTCGGTTCCAGAGCGAGCAAGACGCCCCAGATCTTCATGTAGACCGCCGCCCGTTCGTGACCCTGCCCCGGCTCCTTGTGGATCATGTCCTTGAAGTTCGAGTAGGTCAGGTCCATCACGACCTTGACCATGCCCTGCGCGAACGCCTCCCGGGAGATCGTTGCCCGGAACGGGTAGTCCGAGACCTTCAACGCAATGGTCTCGCCCAACTCGGGCATGAACCTCTCCCGGAGCCTCTCCAAGTCGCCCTCCGCCCTTGCCCGGACGGTCAGGAGCACCTCATTCGGCTTCTGAACCACGCTGAAGAACCCGACTCGTGTGAAGATCCAAATGGCTACTGCCCTCCCTTCAAGTACCTCGAAAGTCGTTCTGCGACTTTCGAGTCATCCATGAGGAACCCCGCCGCTGAGTTGCACTGCCGACAGAGAACGCCTCTCAACCTTCCTGTCGTATGGCAGTGATCCAAGACCTCCGGTTTCCTCTTGTTACAGACCGCACACACCCCTCCCTGCTTGATCAGGAAGTCTCTCCATGCGGCATCGTATTCGGCTAATGACAGTCCAAACTGGAGCGCGACTCCTTTCTTCTTGTCCCGTCTTCTATGGCTTTCTGGACGATTGGCTGTCTTCTCCAGTCTCTTTCGATTCTCCTCCGTCCGACACTCATCGCAGATAGAACGGTAGTAGAAAGCCACACTACCATCGCTTCTCTTCTGGCTTCCGGTAACTCCGAAACAACCTGCGGGCTTCTTCTTCCCGCAAGAGGTACACTCTCGTTCGTACTCGACGATACCGTGTACAACTCGTAGGTGTTTTCGTACCCCCTGTCGTGTACGGAGGATTCTTCCGCAACCTTCTGGACAAGGCATGTTGATGCTCGGTTGAGGTACTGAGGTCATACCTAAGCATCCTCCGAAAACCGACCGAGGTCCATAGAAACCATAGAAGCCACGACCACCCCGATCCTCCTAGCTGCATCGTACCACGTAGGAACGAGGTTGTCAAGAAGGAAAAGATCGGGGCCTAGAACAGCAGTTCTTCGTTCCGATCACAGGATGGCGGAATCGACTTCTGCGGCTGAGGTGACTTCTACTGCTTGCGGGATCTTCTCGCAGGTGCGGCACTTCTTCGGCTGGAACGCCCCGACGAAAACTCTTCCACAGCACGTAGCGATGAAAGCATTCGGAGCCGTCCGTCGAATCGCTCGGACAGCCTCCTTCACAGCAGCAACTTGATCGGCGGTCATCTTCACCTCGGGGGCATGTCCTGCAACGTCCTGCCGACGGCCTTCCCCACCTCATCCCGGAGGCGGACGAGGCTGATCGGTGGATCCGGATCGATCCGCTTTGACTTGGCGAACTGCCAGTGGTTGCAGATCGCCGCGATGGGGAAACGCTTGCAGAGGTCGATGCACAGATCGCGGAGAGCGAGGAACGAGGTCTCCGGGTACGGAACGTACCAGCGGTTCTTCCCGTTCGGATCGGGCAGGAGAACCGGGTCATCCTCCCATCCCCATCCGTGGTAGATCGTCTTCGCTTCGACGATGTTCCGTGCCCACGGGTCCTGCGGTCGCTTCGGGTTCGGTGCAGTCGCCACCGCTCCGGGGTAGCAGTTCTCGATCCCGATGCTTCTCTTGTTCGTGTTCCCCGTAGGGCAGATCGGCCCGATGTGGTGGGCCTGCAACTCGGGAGGCACCATCTCCCCAACGCACACGAGAGTCGCTTGGGTCACGGACGACACGCAGTAGTGCCACGAGGTCTCTGCCGGGGTGTACGAAGCGGTCGTGCAGAGCCGCAGACCGTCCGGCATCTCCTTCCCTCCGGAGATGAACTCCCGCAGCCGTGTTGCGGTCTCGTGGTCGATTCCGTCGTCATGGTCCTCTGCCCACTTGATGTACTTCATCATCGTGGCGAATGAGGTCCACCGGGACATGCCCATCGTGTCCGTCGTGTGGATGACGAGGGTGTCGACTGCCTTCCCCGGGGGCCTCGGTCCACTCGCCCCCTTCTCCTTGCTGTGGATCTGGATCAGTTGGTAGCTCATGAACGCATTCTAGCACGGCTCGCTCTTCTTGCCCGGGTGACCCAACATCATCGGCTCGCTTGCCGTTTCCGGTTGTCTCTACGCAGTAGGATCACTTGGACTACTTGGTTGCCTCTGAACCTTCGGTTCGCTGTTGAACTTCGGGTGTTTCGACTACCTCGGCTCGCACACGAACTCCGGGTGACACGACAACTCTGGCTCGCTTAGGCCGCTTGGTTGACCTGCACAGAACGGCTCGCCCATCTTCATCGGGTGTCTGAAGGACATCGGCTCGCTCGAACGCCACGGGCATCTCTGACTTTTAGACTCGCTTGGCCCTAACGGGGGACTTCCGCGTGACGGCTCGCTGCTGCTGTTTGGGTGACTGATCAACCACGGCTCTCGGCAGGTTACGAAAACATCCATCGTGTCCTTCGTTCAAGTGGCATCTCCTACATAGCCACTCCACGTCCAATGGCCTTGTGTAGTCTGCGTGATGAGCCTCCAGTCGTCTTGTTGCCTCTCCGCAGACCTGACAAGTAGTTGGTCGATGAATGTACCCAAGGAACTCGGCCAGCTTCAACAGTCTGCGGGCTAGAACAGGACCGGGGTTTTCTCGTCGGTACTTATCCTGATACCGACGAAGGGCTTCCTGTGCTTTCTTGCTTCTGTTCCACCTTGCGATCAGTGTCCGACCCTTCGCGGACTTCATGTATCTTCGGTGTACTTCTCTCCCGCGCTCAGATCGGTTGTACGACCTCAGTATTTCCCGCCGTCGATCTCGATTTCGCTCTCGCCATTCCTTCTGCTTCCGTCGTTGCTCAGGAGACTTTGCTCGTTCTCCGTAGCACTTCTTACAGAGTAAGTTCGTTGACGATTCGTAGTGGTTTTCCTCGGTCAGCGTGACCCCGCACAATCGGCACGGCTTCCCGAGGATCATGTCCTACGCAGTTTCCAACGTAGCCAACTCGGAAGCAACTTCCGGACTCGCTTCTTCGTACCCCCCACCTTCGCTTGATCCGGCAATCGAGTGGTGTTGGTGCTTCAAGTACTCTTCCTGATACGACGGTCGAACAGGAAGACCCTCGAAGAACCTCCACTCCTTCCAGATTTCCAGAAGAAGGGCTTTGACCATGAAACGGATCGCCGCCTGATGCCGATGCGCGTCCGACCGACCCCACCCCTCGCTCTGCTTCCGGTGCTTGTAGTCGTCGTAGAACTTGCGCCACGGCGACCCGACCTTCAGAAGCACCGACCCGAGAACGCCGACCAGCTTGGTCCGCAGCCACGAGTTGTACGGCAACTTCTGACCCTTCGTCGGGCGCATCGCCTTGCCGGAGGCGTACACGTCGGCCTCGGACAGAGCATCCTTCGCCCTCGGGCACTTCGGCAGCTTGGGTTCGATCTCGGCCCCGGTCTTGTCCCGCTTCCGGGGCGCTTCTCGCGTGTGGTGGTACGTGTTGGTGTCCGCGTTGAACTCGACGACAGCGTGGCAGGACCGGCAACGCTTGGCCGCGACCGGAGCCAGCCCGGCGAACGCCCACATCTTGCTCGGCGTGTCGAGCCGGTTGATGTCGAACTCGGAAAGGATGACTCCCGCCATCGCGGGACCCACGCCCTTGAACCGGTCCTTGTCCGAGAGAACCTTGCGGTAGAACGGAATCGTCCGCAGGTGGTCACGCACGTCCTTGAACGCCAGCCCTTCCGCCGTCTCCAGCGCACCGGAACGCAGCTTTAGGATCTCCACGTCCGCCGCGTGCAGGTGGAGTTCCTGCCCCTCGGGTCTGTCGTAGGTTCTGCCTGCGACCTGAATGCGGATCCGTTGCAGGTCGTAGAACATGCGGACCTTGCACTTCAGGCCCTCGCGCGACTCCTCCTTCGTTCGCTGGATCTCGTCCTTGGGGTTCTCGGGTTTCTCGCTCATCGGGTGCCTCCTTCTACCTAGTTGTTCCTCGAAGCGGTCGAAAAGTTACCGCCCCATGATCAAGAAACGTACCACGTTGCTAGGTAGTTGTCAAGAGGCGTCCGCGAGCGTCCCTCTTCCTTCGGTAGATCCTCTGTCGTTCTTCGCTCCGATCCCTGTCTGTCCACTTGTACCGGTTCGCGTACTGGTAGGGTGGAGGACGATCACGAACGCAGAAGAACATCTTGGTCCTCTGCCGGTAGTTCATGAGGTCTTCCGACGGTCCGATGTAGTTGGCAACCAGCACCGGACGGACGACCTTCAAGTCATCCTCACGAACCATGACCTCCCTGTTTGCCATGCCTCGACGAACGAGAACCACGTTCATCGAGGACTGCTTCCGCATCCACCGTGGGTCGTAGTCGCTCGGTTCCCCGAAAACCCCCTTGAACAGGCCGAGTCTCCGGGGAGGGTCGCCCGAGATGTGGCCGTCGAAGACTGCCCGTCTGCCCACGACCCACGCCTCGAACGGCTCGCACGAAACTCGCTCGTGCTTGATGGAGCGACCGTCCGGTCCTTCGCGTCGGCGCTCGATGACAGCACGGACCTCTACCAAGTCTCCGAACGCCAGTGGCAGCCTCTTGACAGACATCAGTCCATCCCCTCGAACCACCTCTCGTGCCTCTCTTCTCTCGGCAGACCGAGATGGTTCCGAATGACCGCGAGGCAGAGGTCGTTGATCTCGTTCATGCGCGGCTTCTTCGGTAGCTCGCAGGTCTTCGAGTCGTAGACCTCGCGCATCTTCACTTCCTGATCCTGCGCCCACTGCTCGATCACGTTGAACGTGTCGGGACAGACCGGGGTCCCGTCGATCCACGTCCCGTTGCGAATCGCCAGCAGCTTGTCCGCATCCGGACGCAGAACCGTCAGAGTCCCTGTCCGCAGGATCTCCTCTCCCATCCACATGAGGCGGACGAGGTGCGAAGCGTGCTTCGTGTCCAGACCGAACTTGCGTTCCAACTCGGCACGCGCCGGGTTGCGCTTCTTCTTCCAGTCGTTGTACTTCGACCACTCGTCAACGGCACGGTGGTACGCCTGTTCCCGCTGGAGAGCCGCGATGAAGTTGTCCGACGCGCCGGTCAGTAGTTGTGCGTAGGGCATCGCTTCGTCCGGGATGCCTCGCTTCTGGACGATGCCTTCCCACCCGGGGAACTCTTCGGCCTCGATCACTTCCTTCACGGCCTCGAAGAGAGCCTCCATCTCCGGGTTGTCCCGAAGAAGATGCGCCAGCAGGACGTAGAACGCGCCCCTCTGCTCACGAGAGATCAGCGTCTCGGACGGCAGACCAAAATCCGCCCGCTCGGGTTGGTGCGTCGGCGGGTTGAACAGCCACTTCCGATGCGTGCGAATGCGATGCAACTGCGAATGCGCGTAGCCGGTGAACGTGAACAGCACCTTCTTCGACAGGAACAGGTGCCGGTACGCTCGCAGCATTCTCCCGGTGCGGCTGGTCTCGATCAGGCAGTCCTCTGGCACGAACAGCAGTTCGAGAATGTTCGGATTCGCCTGCGAGGCGAGGTACATGAACTTGCGGAACTCGAACTGCGTCTCCTCGTCAGCCTCGACCTGCTCGACGTGATGTAGGAACCCGAGGATGTACTCCTGATAGGGGAGAAACACTCCGCGCACGTCCACGTCCGATTCGGGCGTAGCCGTCCCGTAGGCATGGCTGCCGGACACGACGCGGTACACGACCTTCCCCGGAACCGGCGGGCAGTCCGGGATTGGCGGCAGGCTTCGGCGCAGCATGGTCTACGCCTTGGTCTTGTAGTAGCGGCTGAGGTACGCGACCGCCTTCTTCATGCCGTGCGGGCGGTTGATCCGCTTGGTGATCTCGCTCACCTTCTTCGGGGCGTGCCGGGTCATCCCGAGATACTGCCTCTGAAGCGCCCGGCGGTCCTCCGTCTTCTTGTCGATGGACTTCGGCTTGTTCTGGTCCAGAGGATTGTTCGCCTCCGCCAGAGCCGCCTTGACGCCCTTCTCCTTCGCGATGCTGCGGAGGGTCTCCCGCACCTTCCCGTCGGGGATCTTCCGCAGGAGCGCGCCGAACCTCGCGCAGGCCGACTGCATCTTCGGGTCGCGCCACTTCGGAGGAAGGCGACGTTCCTTGTACTTCACTGGAGCGGCAGTCTTCTCGGGAATCCCATCAGGGCCTCCGTTGAAGACCCCTGACAGATCCGCCAACTCCTGACAGAAGACCGCGACTTCCGCCAGCACGTCCTTCGTGAACTTCTCGGCCAACTGATCCAACTTCTCTCGCAACATCTGTCACTCCTTCTCCCGGACAAACCGGGCCATGAGCGTCGGAGAACCCTTTTCCGGGTCCGGATCACCAACGCCCAGAACGATGAAGCTGTACCGGTACGTCTTTGCCACACGAGACAACCAAGCTTCGAACTCCGCTCGCGTCCACTCGAAACGGTGGTCCTTATGCCGGAGTCCGTTGGGCAAATGGAACGGGAACAGCGTGTTGTACTCCCGGTTGGGAGTCGTGACGATCACGACTCGGGGACGCGCTTCCCCGAACACCACACGTTCGAGCGCCTCTACCTTGTGCGGATCCAGATGCTCGACGACTTCCGCCAGCACACAACCGTCGAACCCCTCGATTCGCCGGTCACGGTAGGTCAGGGCACCGTGGATCAGGGTCACCTGATCCATCGGGTATCCGGTCCTCTTCACCCGGTCCTTCGCAATCCGAAGACAGCGGAGAGACACATCCAGTCCGGCGACCTTCATGAAGACCTTCCCGCGTGCAAGCGCGGCCAGAACTTTCCCGTCCCCACAGCCCAGATCGATCACCGTGGTCACGGCTTCTTCGGTCAGGGATTGAAGGATGGCCTTCGTCCGTAGCTCTTGCAGGCTCAGTCTCTTCTCAACCTCAACCTCCGACTCCTTCTTCTCGGTCTCTTCCTCGACCAGCGGTGCGGAATCGTCTTCGGTCGGCGGGGCTGCGGCCTCGACTTGTACCTCGGCCTCGCGAACGAGGTGCCGCTTGTACTCCAAGTACCGGGCGAGGATCATCACCTTCTTCGGGTGCTTGTCGAGCCACGCCCCTCCGTGACGGACCAGCTTCTCGATCTCATCCTCGCCTACGAAGTAGTGCTTCAGGTTGTCGAGAACGGGGATCATGACGTACAGGTGTTCGAGTACGTCCCTGATCCGCTGCTTCCCAGTCAGCGTCAGCCGGTAGTAGTTGCTCTGGCCCCACTCGGGGAACTTCTCGTCCAGCGTCAACCGCTCGCAGGAAACCGTGTACCCCACAGGTTCGAACAGCTCACGGAACGAGTCCTCCCCGCCCTTGCTCGCGATGACCGGGATCTTCACGGTCATGTCGAACACGCGGTCCACCAACTCGGGCTTGTCCTTGCACGTCCCTGCGATGGCGGAGTTGAAGACCTTCGAAAGCGCCACGGTGAGGAACGACGACGCGGTATACGCCCGGTCGTTCACGTAGTCGAAGATCGTCTGCACTCGCCCCTTGCGAACCAGCTTCACGGTATCCACGTCCAGCAGGAGACAGACGGTCGTCTTCTCTATCCCGGCTGCGGGGAAGAACACGAACGCCTTGCCGAACGGTAGTTCGACTTCACGGATCCTGTCCGGGTGCTTGACCAGAACGAACCCGAGATCCGTGGCCGGTTGCTCTGGCGTGCCCTGAACGGAAATCGAAACCAGCGACATCCAACACCTCGCAGGTCCGGACGCTACCACAAGGTTAGATGGTTGTCAAGTGGGAGGACCGGACGGTCCCGCCCACGACGAGGGTCGGGGGGAAAACTCCCGTTCGCGGGCGGAACCGTCAGGGATCGTATCACGAGACCTACCAGATCAGCAGTTCCTTCACCGAACCCCGCCGGTCGGTCTTCGAGTTCACGGCTCGTCGGCCTTGGACCTCTTCGATCTGGAAGCCGTCTCGGTAGAGGTCGTAGATCAGGGGTGCGGACGAGTTCGACAGCAGGACCTTCGCCCCACGCTTCTTAGCCCGGAGGAGAAGGTCTCGCAGGCGAACATGGTCGTCTGCCGAGAAGCCGCGCTTGGTGAACGCCACGAAGTTCGAAGTAGCGGATAGCGGGTAGTAGAGGGGATCGCAGTAGATGAAGTCTCCCTTCCGCGCTCCATTCAGAAGAGCGGAGAAGTCCGTTGCCATCATCAAGGCGTTCCGTAGAACAGCCTCGCAAGCCCGAAGGTTGTCAGAATCGCAGATCTTGGGGTTGACGTACTTACCAAAAGGCGCGTTGAACCTACCTTTCAAGTTCACTCACCACAGCCCGTTGTAGCAAGTTCTGTTGAGGTAGATGAACCACGCAGCCCTCTCATGCAGAGACAGGCTCTCTGGATCCGTTTCCCTCATCTTCTGGAAGATGGCAGGGTCGTACCTATGCCCTTGAAGGACACGGATCACTTCTTCCACGTTGTCTTGAATCGCGACGTAGGTGTCGATCAGGTGCTCGTTTGTATCCCCAAGAACAGCAGCCCCTGCCGAAGCATCGGGGACTCCCACTCCTCGGTTTGACTGCTCTCGGGTTGTTTCTGGTTCAGCATCTTCGCAGCAAGAGCGAAGAACAGTGCTCCACCACCAACAAACGGTTCGATGTACCGGTCGAAGTGCTCAGGTACGTGGTTCAGCAGTTGAGAAAGAAGCTGACGCTTCCCTCCGAGCCACTTCACGAATGGCTTTGTCGCTCGAACAACATCCGTCACTTTCGTCTCCTCTTGCGGTTCATGATCCTGCGGATCACTTCCTCGATCACGAGAACCGGGGAATGGTACTTGTGGGCAAGATGCGGGATGGAGTCCCCCGCCTGAAACTCTTCGTAGATCGTCCGACGCAAGCAGCGCGAGAGTTTCGCGACCTTCTTCGTGATCCAACACTCGTGCTTCGAAACCATCCGTTACTCCGTAGTGGAGGTGGGGGGAGTCGAACCCCCGTCCGCCTGACATCAACGGTGAGTACTACGTGCGTTTCTGGTCATCATCTCGGAATCGAGGCGTCGGCCAGCAGGGGACCTCGAACCAAAGCCCTTCAGTTTCTCGTCTCCCACTCTCGGGCAGGTGGGACCAACCAGCCTGCTTTGATTGCACCCGCTGGACGACCACAGGCGGGGTCAGTTCCAGCGAGCGTCCTCGCGAACCGCTCTAGGCGGCTGCGGGGAGGGGAACGAACTCTTCGTCCGCTCTTATCAGGTTCCGCGTTGTCGAGCCGCAGCCCTCGTACACGCACTCCTCCGCATCAAGTCAAACGTCGAAACCGTGTCACCCCCAACTATCAACGAACAACGAGGGTCGAGGCCCTCGGGAACAGACCTTCGGGCCGATCACTCGGCCCGGAAGGGGGGCATGTCGAAGCGACCGGTCACCCGGCAACTCCTCCAGCCGTCTCCACCACCACGCCGATGACCCGCGACGTGGAACGGGCGATGGGAGTCGCAAACGTCTCGTTGTTGGAAGCACGGAGTCGCGAGCGTCTCCCTGCTTCCCCATCGGCACCCGCAGCCGGATTCGAACCGGCGATCTTCGGATCGAGAATCCGAGGTCCTAGGCCGCTAGACGATGCGGGCGTATCGAACATCACGACCTCAGTGCCCAAGGAGGGAGTCGAACCCTCATGCCCTTGCGGGCACCGGATTTTGAATCCGGCGCGTCTGCCTGCTCCGCCACTCGGGCAGCGGGGGCGACCATGCGCCGCCCCCTGATCCGTATTTGCCCGGCCAGTGCCTTCCAGAACGGTCCGGCACCATGCCGAGCCTAGTTCTGGGTTTCGAACGACTGAACTCCACATCGTACTATCCAATCCTGCACACAGCCGAGCACGTCAAAGATTTCAAATCAGTCCCATTCACGGAGGCGATCGACAACGCATCATGCTGTACCTCACTCCTCATCGTTGCATCCTGTCGATCAGTGGTATCACCCCGTCCCGCAGGACGGACCACGCCTACAGATCGTCGTCGTCCAGCACTTCGTCGTCTTCGTCCAGTTCACCTTCCCCGAACAGTTCATCATCTTCCAGCGCCGAGTCCTCTTCCTCATCTTTGCCATCATCCTCTTTCGAGGACGGAACGACAAGGAGGACCCCGGCTTCCTTCATGTACTTGATCAGCGCGTCGATCAGCTTCTCCGGCGCGTTGCTTGATCCTTCCTCCAGCCAGTCGACAACGAACGACTCGACTTCCTCGCTCACGTCTCCCCGGCCCTTCTTCGAGAACGCCGTCTGAATCCCGTCGATCCTCTGCTCCAAGGTCTCGATCACCACGTCCGAGAACCGGGAGGCTTCTCCCCCCTCGATGGCGATCTCCGCCGCATCCCGCATCGCATCCCACGAGTCAGCATCGACGAGAATCTTCATGAAGGCAATCTGTACCATGATCGGTTCAGATTGTCAAGACCGGTCAACCGTCGGACGGTTTTCCCGGGCGCGTCGGGATCTCGGCCTCGCACGCCGGGCACCGGGGCTTCTCCTCCGTGGCGTAGTGCAGGGACGCACCGTGCTCCGCGAGATAGGAATCCCGCACCTTCAGGAACCCCTCCGGGCTGTCGGAGAAGAACCCGCCGAACCGATGCTCGATCTTCCGGACCGCGACTTCGTGGAAGAGCGTGTGCAGGGACTCGCACATGCGCGAGTAGCGCATGGTCAGAAGCCAGTGCTTCGCGTTCTCGTTGATCGGGATCTTCCGCTCGCGCGGGTGACCACCCGAAGCGTACTGCTCGTAGTCGTAGGACCAGACCGCGATGCAAGACTGGATCTTCTCTCGCAGGTCGTCGGGGAACTCCTTGTCGCCGGTCGTCAGTGACACCTCGCGGATGACCTGCGTCTCGATCTCCACCGCTCGTTCGAGGAAGTCCTCTTCCGGCAGAAAGGAGATGTCCCGGAACTGCGCCATGATCGCATCGAAGTAGCTACTCACCGGGGTCCCCCTCTCGTGCGGATGACCTCTGCCATCGTGCCCAGTTCGGGGAAGTTCTCGTCGAGCCACTGCTTACCCATCCCGTGGGCTGCATCGATGCTGAGATGCGCGGTTCCGGCATCGAACGGCCAGATCGGGGAAGCAGCCTCCACGGTCAACAGGATCTTGTCCGATCCGTCTCCCGTGAGTACAGACGCTCGCTTGACCTCGAACGTGACCTTCATTACTAGCTCCCGCTGCCCTCGGGAACGACCGGGATCGGGGCCAGCGGCTCCACCGGAGGCGTGGTTCCGCCGTTCAGACCCATCACCTCGTTCAGGCGAAGCACCGCGTCCTTCAGCACGCCCCTCGCGGAGTGGACCTGCTTCACGGACTCCTCGCACACGCCGGTCATCGACTGCGCCTCGGTCTTCGCCGCCACCAGCTTGTCGGTGACCTCCTTCATCTGCGTGAACACCGCTTCGGACGCGGCCTTGAACTCGTCCCGAGCGGTCTTGCCCGCCTCCTTCACCTTCTCGATCTCGGCAGCGATCCGCTTCCCCTCCTCGATCAGGGGAGCCGTCAGAGCGTCGATGCGTTCGTCGAGCGCCTTGCACCCGGCCTCGAAGGTCTGCCGGATCTCGGTCTCGAACTTCTCGTGCCCCTCGGCGAGCGTGGCGATCTCCTTCTGGATGCCCTCGGCCTTCGCCACGGCCTTCGTCGTGGCGGCTTCGGCCCGCTCCGCCACCGCCTGCGCCCCGTTGACCGCCCGCATCGCCCTCTCGCTCTTGCTCTGCTTCATCTCGTTCCTCCTTCGCGCCTCAGCGCGATCAGTCCTCTCCGAAGTAGGCACGCTCGCGAGCGGCATCGGCCCGCGCTTCCATCGCAGCCTCGTAGGCACCCTGTTCGTCATCCTTGGCCTGCTCGAAGCCACGGTCCTCGAACTGGTCGTGGTCCACGCTGTTCGTGATGTCCTCTCCCGTGTCGTTCCGGGTCACGGACAGGACCTCGAACTCGCCGGGGTCTCCCGGGTCGCAGTCGTCGGGGTCCGCACGGAGAGTCGGCTTCGTCGGTGGCGTCACGCAGGCACGAACCGTGACCTCCACATCTTCGGTCTCCGACGTGAACCGGCCCCGCTCATCGCGGACCTTCGGCAACTCGATGGTGGTGACGAACTCGACCTCGTTTCCTCGTAACCAACGACTCATCGGACTCTCCTACTTCACCATGTCGGACGGACAGACCAGCACGTTGCCCACGATGCAGTCCATCGGGTTCGCGTACAGAGCGGTCGCCTTCTGGTTCAGCGGCAGACCTTCCAGCTTGCCCTCCTCGTTCAGGACGATGAGATCCCGAGAACGAGGAACGTGGACGATCTCGATGTACCCGCCGACGATCTTCTGCATCTCCTCCAAGGAGAAGTCGGTCCCGTTCTTCGGCTCGACCTCGGTTTCCGTCCCGTCAGCCCTGATGATCCGTGCCTTCATCGTCCGGTCTCCTTCTGTACCTCGGTCTTGGCGCGTTCCCACTCCTCACCGAAGACCTCGGTCAAGATCTCATCCATGCTGGACCCGACTCCAGACTGCCCCATGTCGTACCCGTTCGCGAAGTCCCCTTCGTAGTGCGGAGTCGGTTCCTTGCACCGACGGACCAACACCGCCATCCGCCTCAACACCTGCTGTTCACGACCCGTTGCCACGCTACCTCATCCTTTCGATCCGAACATACCACGTCGGTTTGCTGTTGTCAAGAAGAAAGAACACGACCAGAAACGTCAGTTCTAGGGCATCCTCGATTCCGACGAAACAGGCATGTCGAAACTCTCCTGCAACTGAAGAGCCGTCAGTTGCAGGTTCCTTGGAGTTTCGGGTAGCGCCCCAAGGGAGACTCGAACTCCCGTTGCCGGATTGAAGGTCCGGTAGCCTAACCTCTGGCCGATTGGGGCTTATCTCGATACGCCTTCTTGTAGAGACGCATCGCTTCCTTGCATTCAGCACAGCGAGGAGGACCACAGCGGAAATACCCTGCTAGCGTTCCGTGCTGAACAGGAAGCCCCGATCCTGTAGCGCAGGATCGTGAACAACACGGCTCTCTTCCTTGCCTCCGATCAAAGCGAACTCTGGAGGCCCTCCGAAAGAACTCCTTTCCGCACTTCGGACACAACAGACGGATCAAAGACTTCTCTGTTCGTACCTTTCCGTGTGCCTTTCCATGATCGCTCCCGGTTGTGAACACGCTGAGGTTCTCTGGTCGATTGTCCGACCTGTCTCCGTTGATGTGGTGGACAACCTCACTCCTACTCAACCGCCTTCCCAACGACTTTTCCGCGATCAGACGATGCTCCAGTACCAACTTCCCGCCCACCAGTACCCGGATGTACCCTTCGTTGTTCTGGTAGCGACCTTGCACTCGTTCTGTCTATCGCGTCGGGATTACTTTGTCAACGACCGATACGGGAGGAACTTCTCACGGATGACCAACCCGGGGCAATCCTTGAAGTGGTCGTAGAAGGCAGGACCACGAACCAGTTCCGAGTAGTACACGCAGACGAGGGTCGTTCATGAACCGACCGTGCTCGCACGGCAGCTTGTCCTTCCCGGCCTCGACCCGCTTCCACATGCGATCGGTGTCCAACCTACGCTTCTTGTCCGCCTTCTCGTAGAAGTCGGCCAAGAGGCTGATGTCGGATGCCAGATTCCGTCCCCTCGTCTTCTTTCCGCTCATGCCTTCCTCCTCTTCTTCGTCTCACCGCAACGACCGATCCTCCGGGCCTCGGCCTCGGTCATCACGATCACGGTCTGGTAGTCCCAAGCCTTCACCCCGTCCGTCTTGTCGACGGCCTTCTCCCGCGACTCCGCCGTAACGGCCTCGACCTTCGCCAGAATCAGTTCGTTGTTGTACCCGCAGACCACAAACCGCTTCATCTTCTCTATCCTCTCACACGTCCTTGAAGTCCGTATGGCCTCCCGTGAGATACTTGTCGCCCTTCAGCTTGAAGATCACGCGCCGGACGGCGTAAGAGTCCCTACCGAACTCCTGCTTCCTCTCCTTCACCGGTCGCACGACCAGACCCTCGCGGTACTTCTCACCGCCGACAGAGGAAGTCTCATCCGCCAGCTTGCGAAGGACCGCCATGTCGAACGGTCCTCGGTACACGATGGGAACTGTCGGGATCTTGTACTGGTCCATGAGGGTCTTGAACACGTCGAAGTCCAAGTACCGGCTGTCAGCCATCAGGTCGAACGCCAAGAAATCGCGCGCCTTCCTCCCGTAGTTGAAGTCCCCCAACTTCGGTCCGAAGATCTCGCCGAACAGGATGATGTTGCGCTCGAACGAACCCCACGTTTCGAGTAGATTTCGCACGCCGAACAGGTCCATCGGCAGCGCGTAGTTCACCCGCTGGATGCTCTCCTCGGATCCGGGCGGCAGAGACTTCCTCTGCATGTCATGTGACCCGAGCATGTACCTGTCCACGTCGCGCACGCGCCCGATCCGGCTACTCGTCCCGTCCACCTTCTCGGTTGCGACGACCTCCTCCCCCGTCTGAAGCACGTTGGGGAAGTTCCGCAGGTCCTCAATGGACGTGTAGCGGTCGAACAGAACGTGCTCCTCCTCCGCATCGATCTCTGACCGAACGGGAGGAACGAACTTCGTCACCCCGTAGTGGTCCGCAACGTTCGCTCCCTCGGTCCACGAAGGGTCGTCGAGATCCGCGACCAGCCCGTAGGACGGCTCTCCCCGCAGCTTGGCGCACTTCACGCGACCGTTGGCGAGGTACTTCGTCGCCCCGAACCTGTCCGCCAACTCGGGCGTCAGAACGCTGTCGGGCGGAAAGAACACCACACGGTCCCCGTCCTTGTACCTTCCCTTCGGAACGATGACTTGCCACCCGAGCACGTCTGCGATCTCCAGCCGATCCGCTGCCGGATGCGGACGAACCTGTGAGATCCGGGTGACCGGAACAATCAGACTGCTCACGACTACGCCTCCTTATGCAGACCAGCCATCGTCCGGAAGTAGCGCAGGGACTCCATCTCCCGGTCCTCTTGCCGCTTGCGGTAGCGGAGGATCTCCTTCCCCCACGATCCCTGCCAGTCGCAGCGGCGAGCGTACTTCCGATGCAGCCGAGCCATCTCCACGAGGTTGTCCGTGCAGAGGTTGTCCCAGATGTCGTGCCACACGGCGTTGTAGCGGACACCCTTCGGCGGCTGCCAGTCGTAGGCACTCGCACAGATCACCGTGAGGCGTGGATCCGCGATGTGCGGAGCCACGAGGTCGATCACGTCTTGCGACAACTCGATGACCGTGACCGACTGCACTTCGGGCTTCCGCAGAACCGCCTGCGCGCAGACTCCGAGGCCGAGTCCGTTGATCAGCACCACGCCCGTCGCCTTGTGCTCGAACTGCCAGAAGTCGTGGCACTCGTCCGGCGTGTCGGACATGATCACTTCCCCGTTGCGGGACAGCTTGGTGTACTCGCCCGGAGGAACGAATCGACCGGACCCGTGGATGGCAGACCGCAGCGCATCCAACTGTGCGGCGCTCTCGCTCACGGTGTACTTCTCGACCTTCCAGACACCCTTCGCGCCTGCGGGTACGGACGACTTGTACTTGTTCCGGTCCATCTACTTCTCCTTCCAGTCCAAGGCAACAGCAACACGGACCTCGAAATCGAGGCTGTCGATCCTCTCTCCTACGTGGTCCAACAGGTAGCACCGGGAGCACCGGGGGTAGTCGATCTTCTTCTTCCCCGTGCGAACATCGAACTCCCCGGTCCACCCGCCGGAAGCGTTGGCAAGGTCCGCATCGCTGCACGAAGTCCGCCCGTGGGTCGGAGCAACGTCGTCCACCCAGTCCTTCGTGATGACCCTTGGAACCTTCTCGGCCATGCTCCCACCTCTCGAACCAGAGAGTACCACGTCACGAAGAAGTTGTCAAGAGGTAGGAGGCTAGCGTTCTCGTCTCTTGATCCACTCGATGCGGGCTTCGACCTCTTCCTGCGAGAAGCAGATCGCGCGGATCGACTCCTCACTACCGTCTACCAGACGGACGGTCATGCGAGAGTAGTCGATGTTCGTGACTTGGTAGCACGCCTACATCCAGTCGTAGTTCCAGATCAGCACGTACACCACGTCCCCGATCCTCGGATACCGTGGAGTCCTCCGGCCCTGACGAATCTCAGATCCGGCAAACGTCGAAGTCGTGCGAACAGGAGCCGTCGTACTTCCTGCGGGCATCGATCCTCCTACGCAGCAGCAAGGTGTGTGTTGAGCACCTGCAACACGACCTTCAGGCCGTAGCGGATGCACCACTCGGTCGGCGGCTTCCTGCTCCACGCCCCAGTGATCTCTGCCTGCCGCTCGATGATCTCGCGAATCGAGAGCAACCCGATCTTCTCCACTTCGGCAGCGATCTTGTCCCAGTTCTTGTCGCAGATCGCCTCGCCGTCCTTCATGACGGTCTCATCGATGCTGCCTTCGTAGGCTTGGTGTCCGTCGAACAACAGACCCCGAGCGTGGTGATAGACCACCGAATCGCACCCGTCATGTCCATCGCAAGCAGCAGCGCGCCACCACAGAGACCGGATACGGTTGTCAAACGTCCACTGTCCCATGTTCGCGGCAGTCGGGTATGTGACCAACCACGGGACCTTCGTGTAGCCCGGAAGTTCGATCAGGGACCGCAGAGGATGGATCGTTCGCTGCTTCACCGGGACCAGCACGTCGTTCCACGCGCTCTCGTTCACGACGACCACGCAGAGGCCCTTCGGCTTCTTGAACTTCGTGATCGACCCGTCCTTGCCGAGGAGGTAGCCCATGTACTTCATGTTGCCGGTTGGGCGGACGAAGTGATTGAACGCGGCGTACCTGTGCCCGAGGAAGTCCGGATACAACTTTCCTCCGAACTGGAAGAGAACATCTTCCATGTAGTCCGGAGCCGTCGAGTACTTGACGAACTCCTCGACCGCCTCGTCTCCGATCTTCCGGCGGAGATTCGTGCGCTCCGCCACCATCCTAGTGATCGCTCGATGCGAGTTGAAGTTCATCAGGCCAACCTCACCGACTTGCCCAGATCGTCCATATCGTCCAGCTTGTCGAACTCGACCCGGATCCCGTCCAGTACGGCCATCTTCTCGAACTGCATCCGAACCGTGGTCAACACCTCTCGGATCTTCGTCTCCCGCTGCCGCGCTTCGAGTGCCTCTCGCTGCGCGTTCGCGAGGTCGAACACCAAGGCCGAAGAAACCGTGGCGTTGAGGTTCAACTGCTCCCAGAGGATCACCTCCTCGGCAACAGCAACCATCACCTTCTGGTTGTCCTCCGGCAGGTCCTCCCACCGCCGCCCGCGACAGGAATCCTGCGTCTTCCACCCCATCTTCTCGGCGAGGAGTTCGTACTTGTCGTGCATGAACCGAGCAAGTGCTTCGGCCTGCGTCCACTTCCCGGGATCTTCCTGCTTCATGACTGCTTCTCCTTGAACGCACCACACGCCGGGCGTTCCTTCGCCACAGGAACCGGGTTCCCCGGTCGCTCGTGGCACCAACCACCGCTCGTTGCCTCGTCTGCCAGCAGTTCCTTGTCCACCGCTTCCCGAACACGCTTCGTCAGCAGTGCAAGAAACGCACTCTTGTCAGACAACAGGCTCTTGCCGAGTTGCTCCTCTCGATTCACCTCTCGTTGCGCTAGCAGCCTCCCCGTGTCCTTCACAAGGGTCTCCACGTCAGGCAAAGGCAAAGCGACAGCCTCGTACCCCCAGACCTTCGAACACATCAAGAAAAGAGTACCCCCAAGAGCACCTTCATCCTGCTTTCCGAAGAACGTTCGGGTCCTGAACCAGTCGCAGTTCTCGCACACCTTCTCGCACTCACTCATGCTTCTCCTCCGGACCCTTGCACTTCGGGAAGCACCGAAGAACCATGTCGAGCACGAGATCTGCGTCATCCCTGTGAACCAACTGGTCGATGAAGACAATCGTCCAGACATCCGGCAGATCTCGGGTGCGGAACTCCAACCGGACGAAGACACGGGAACGACCGGTCTCTTTGTCCGCCTTGAAGGCGGACCACATACGAAACTTCTTGGCCCCGGCCATTCTTCTGTACTCGACGATGTTGATCATCGTTCGTCCGACGAGGTTCACCGCCGACTTGAACGCCCGCTTGTTCCCTTTGCCGTATGCTTCCCACATCGCGTCACCGGTCCTCCCACGGAAGAGACAAGTGCTTCTTCCCGTCCAGCCACGGTTCGTGCAAGACGCCCCGGGACAGCTTGGAGGCTTCGGATCGGATGCCCGGATCGTTGACCAGTTCCAAGGGAACCTGCTTCAGGTAGTAGGCCACCCCGGCAGACAAGCAGGCATCTCGTACCGACCGCGCCCATCCGATCTCGAACGGGCGTCTGTCCTTCCCGCTCTCGCACCCCTGTATGACCCACTCGATTGCTCGATGATCGTTGTGGTAGTGCTCATCATCCTGTTCTGTGAGGCAGTTGATCTTCCAGTGGTCTCCGGGTTTCGTGGATTGCTCTGAAGAGAGTTGTACCTCAGTCAGATCCACTGGACCGATCTGCGGTTCGAGCGAGACTCCGTAGTGAGCGGCCTTCGTCTGCAACAAGACAGGGATCCTCTCG